TCAACAGTTCTTTTTCATCCAATCAAATACCCCCGTTCTCTCTATTTTATCTTTTATATCTCTCACTCTGTACTCTATCGTTCTTAGTGATAGATTTTCTTTTGTGGATATTTGCTTTTGTGAAAAACCACGGCAGAGAAGAGAGAAAATCCTCTCCTCTTCTTCCGTGAAATTGGCATTTTCTTTGATTTGTTCAAGTTCTGGCTTAATGAATTTTGTAAATTTCATAAGCCATTTCTCCTTATTTTATTGGTTGATATTTAGATTTTTTAATTTTGGAAATCTGATAATAATTGATAAAACTATTGATTTCTCCATATTTCTTCATCAAGAATATATTGTCTGATAAATCTATCTGCGTACTGCGGATGTATCATTGACCTTTGCGTTTTAACTGATAGTCCATCGTAATTTACCCTACTTTTTGCTATTATTTTCGTTTTTACATAATCAATAGTTTCAAATACGAGATTGTTTTTGGGTTTAAAATTCACAAACCAATATTGTGTCGGCTTTTTATAGTAATCTCCATTTTGTGTTCTATCTTTGTCTACCAGGTCAGGCTTTAAGCACCAATACGATGTAAGATAATGCGGTTGATTGTATGGATTTTCTATAACTAATCTTATTTTTCGCCTTATACAATTTATGACTAATTTATTAAGTAATCCATAAAATTCATTCAACGCATCGTGCCTTTCTATTGCACTTTCGCATTTCTTTTCCAAACTCCAATTTCTTTGTGAATAATTATTACCAGAAAACCATAATTGACTTTGACATTCAAAATAAGTACAAGGGAAAAATGCAAATATCAAATCATCTGGACTTATCCTATCGAATAAACTCGGTTCGTCTTGATACCCCCTATCAATCTCTTCGAAAAGGTCAGTAACATAGTCAGTTTCGTTAAATTCATTCTGAATATCATAGTCGTAGGCTTCAATTCCATACTTTTTGAAAGCATTCTTGAATGTTCCTGACTGTTCAAATAAACAATGTACTATCATACTGTACCTCCTATAAAATCACATAATCTCATTTGTGCCATTTCGGTATCTAACCTCTGCTTTGATACCTTGTAATAGTATTCGTCAAGCTCAAACCCGACAAATTTATGGTTAGTGTTATAGCAAGCTATCAAGCTACTCGCACTGCCTACATGTGTGTCAAGTATAATGTCATTCGGCTTTGCGTATCTGTTTAATATCCATTCATATAATGCTACAGGTTTTTGTGTAGGATGAATACGGTTTTCTTTGCGTTTCATATTTTGCTGAAGCATTCCGTGCCACCTATATTTAATCTTCCTTACTGCAGTACCGAACGAAGTCCATGCAAGCTCGCAATCAGCAAAATCGTTATCTCCATTATCTTTATCCCAAACAATCCAACAACTACTATCAAACGGCATTTTGCTGATAAAATGATTTGCTCCCCAAATAATCTGATTTTTTGACACTCTAAACAGTTCATTGAAATATTTTTCGTTTGGTGGTTTTATATCCATTCCGCTAAAACTCTTGTAATCTTTTGCTTTTGCTAGGTTACCTCTTGTATGGTTTTTATCACCATTTTCTCCAATTCCATATGGTGGGTCTACAATCGCAAGGTCAAAATATTTGTCGGGAAATTCTTTCATTCCTTGCATACAATCCATGTTGTAATATCCAAAATCTAACATTTTCTCTTACCAAAAGGAAACCTCGGTTTTATGTGCGCACAACCTATTCCTTTCTTTGATTTTTATTTAGTTATCTTCTTTTCTCTTAAAACCCTCACAAGACACATCAAGCAAGCAACCGCTTTTTTCGGTTTCCATTCCTCCCCAATATGTCTTGTATCTGTAAGAGTTTTCGCATTTAAAGCAGAAATCCTTGCCATTGTTCAATTTGCAACTTGTCTTTTTATCTTCCAGCTTTTTCCCGATACTCTCGTTTATCCTTTTGAGTTCCTCGACCTTTTTCTGCAATTCCTCAAAATCTTCAATGAGTTTGTTGTATTTCTTCTTACTTAAAATCTTCATTCTGTATCACCCTTTCTTTTTCTTCTTAGGCTTAAACTTAAAAACATCATTTTTCTGACGGCTTACCATGCTACGATAGCCGTTCATTTTACTAGCTCTGCTTTTACTCATACCTCACACTCCTTCCGGTTTTTCACACCGCTCAAACTCGATAACCCACACCCACGGATTCGCATCCCAACTGTAACGATCAAGATCCGATTTCTTGATGGTGGAATTCCATAATGCTTGCATAGCTCCTATTGGAGTTGTGTAGCAATTATGCATATCTGTTTCTTGCTTCCAGGTAAATCCTGTTGGACATTCATCATACTGTATGCCTTCACGTTTTGCTTGCTCATCGGTTATCTCCTGTAAACGCTCCACTCTCACATTCGTAACCTTCAGCCAGATACGCGCTGCTTCTTTCGGCATATAGATGGACGGACGGTATATCAGTTTTGATGATTTCTTGAACGTTGGCAAGTCTGCCAGCTTATCATCAGCTCTGTAAATATATGTTCCCTCTTCATATGCTTCGCTCCATGTTTCTCTCACGTACAGTATATCGTCCGTGTGATATGGTGGATTCCATCGTTTGCGTAATTCCTCGTCCATGAGATTTTCCGGAAGCTTATATTCTTCTCCCAAAAATTCATGTGCTCCCTTGTTTGGATATGTCCATTTCCCTATACAACCCTTGTGGCTACCTGCATATGTATAACATAGCCTTGATTGTGGTTGCGGCTTTATCACACGTCTGGCGCAAGTCTTTCGTCCATCCAGAATTGCCTTGACCATCTCAGTGTTGAATAAAATCGGTTTAATTGCCATCTGTACCACCTTCCTTTAGTCGATCAACTTTATCGCTCAATTCTTCTATCTTCTGCACTGCTTCTCTTAATACTTCTGCATTATTATTTATCGCCATTGCAAGTTCTCTGACGCTTGAGCTTAACGAAATGCCTGTTATTTTTGTTACTGCTTTATTCTCCCATTTCATTCACTCCACCGCCTTTCACGATTTTTATTGCGTCTGCAAGCTCCACTACTGGCATTGTTCCATGTCTTTCTGCTTCGTCTGCATTACTGTATGTTTCCAACTGTCTTACAACCTTGTCCACATCGTAGGCAGTCGGCTGCGCATCTATCACGCTCGCCAATGTTGCTAAACTTACTCTCCTAAAATCATCATCAGATTTACTCGCACGCATGCAATATTCTTTTAGTGTGTCTGCATCAATCAGTCTCATCGTTTTTATCTCCTTTTTTCAAATAATCAAAAATCTCATGTCCAATCATTGCTACAACTGACAGAACGCAAAAAAGATTGACTCCAAATTTTGTTAGAATATCTAACCTAATGGCTATAAGTATTAGTAGAATGAAATTTATGTACGATTGAAACATCATTCTTCGTCACTCCAATCAAATTTACAACCGCACTTACTACAGTAATTTGGCGCATTGTTGTTATTCATTATTCCTATATCGTGACTGACTTTGATTGTGTTTCCACATTCACAATGGAATACAGAAAGAGTATCGCTAAGGTTATGACTAAATATAGGCTTCTTCGCCGTCTGCTTAACCGCCGCCGCCCGACATTCTTCCAAAGTCCCAATCTTGCGATATTGACGCCAATCGCTTAATGCTTCGAAATAATCGCTTTTCATATTCTGTAATTCTTCCAATGCGCCAATTTCCCGGTACTGTTGTACTTCTTCAAGTGCCTTGATTGCTACTCTAGTAGCTTTCGCAACTCTGCATTCCCCATATTCACAGCTAAACGGGCTGTCTGTGCCTTGTGCGCATTCATAACAACTATCTTTCTTTAATGTCTTAATTGCTTCATTCTCCGTCATTCCTGCACCTCCAACAGTTCCGGGTTGTCAAACGTATTGCCGATAACTTCTGCATCAACCATATTTATCCAATAGCCTAAATCTTTTCTATATCTTTTAGTATGCTTGCCTGACCAGCCTACATAAAATCCAACGTGTTCAGTTTTGGTGCTATCAAAGCAGTTCTGATAACTGCCGTATTTGATTTGCGCGCAAACATCACTAAATAAGTCTTTTACAATATCATTCTCCCAAATCAGCTCGCCATTCTCGTCCTTAAGTCCGGTGCACTGGCAGATGGTTGATGGCTCTACCTGCACAACATCCAAATCATGAGGAATGCCATCTTCATCGGTTCCGATCACATAACCGATAAAACGTTTAGAATCTTCTGTTTCATCAGTAATCAGACATCCTTGCACCCATTCTCCATTATCAGTCCGCTTGCCGCGGAATAAGCATCTATCTTCCATACGCTCTCCTGTTCTGCTTCTGATTGAAGCCATTTCTTAACTCTCTTCCTCGATTGTTTCATCTTCCACAAAGTAGTTATTATCCTCAACGCACCATCCGCACTTTTCGCAAACTCTTTTAGTTCCATATTCTGTACGGGCTATCATAAGCCTTAGCCTGCCACAATGAGGACAATGTTCTGTATCATAGTAATCATCCCATTTGAATACTTTCATTCTCCACCTCTCAATTCTTTCAGTTTTGCTTCTGCTTCGGATTTTGCGAGGAATACTGTTTTACCAAATTCCATTACATCAATTTGACCAGATAAAGTCCTATCATTTGATTCATAATCGCAAAACAGTATAGTTTCTCCATTTTTAAAACAATCCAAATGGAAGTCCTTAACTGTAAACTTGTCTACATCTTTTCCAAATCCTGCAAAATCAAGGAAAATTTTATCTCCCACCTTACAAGGTAGCTTGATAAGTCTGCCCTGTTCCTCTAAGGCCTCATAATCTTTTAGCTTTCTTAAATATTCAGCAACTTGTTTATGCTCCCAATATTCTTTTATTCCATTACTCATGACTGCTGTTTCAAGATACTTAACATCACAAGTCTTTTCGTACATTCCTGTTTTTCTGTCGCAATGCTCGATTATCTCATCAATTGTTAATCTTTCCATGTTATTTCTCACTTTCTGCCAGCTTGGCATATTTCCACGGAATAGTCTCTTCATCATCCTCACTCCAAGACGTTGTCCCACCGCGCCATGCAAACACCGTTCCGTTTTTTATTTTTGCAAAATGTCTTCTAATCCATTCGCAATTTTCATGATCTCTTACCAAAATCGGCGTATCGACCGCAACCTTACTCCAATCAACAGGTGGCTCAACATACTCCGAATTAAGCCATTCGCGGAAATTATACGCACTACCTTTGCACGAATCTGATTCATAAAAATCGCACTCTTCACATTTAATTTCTTCGCAAATTGCAGGCTTTCCATTTTTTAATCCAAACATAGCTGTGTTTGTCGCAAGTTCTATAATCTCATTTCCATATTTTTCTTTATTCGTCATATTAAACCTCCAAATCACATACAAACTTAATCTCATCAGCTAACGTTCCAGCTATCATAGGAACCGTCAACTGAAACTGCTTGTAATTAGCTAACGTATCAATATAATCAACAAACTTATCCGAAAACTCCTGCAGCTGCTTAACAGACAGCTTAAATTCCTTTTTTAGAATCGTAAGCGTGAGTGCAAAATAGTTAAACAATGACGCGCTGGAAAGTCTGTAGGCTTCTCGCTCGATGCAGAATCCTTTCTTTGCGTACAAGATCATAAGCTGTCTTTGTGGCACACTTCTCACTTTCTCTTGAACGTCAATCTCATGTTTCTGTTTCAGTATTACGGACAAATCTCTCCCATTCTCACCGCCGGTCGCTGCAATATCTAAATACTGTTTCAATAATTCCTGCAATCGCACAATGCGTTTCTGCCCGAATCCGAATTTGTCATGCAAGATAATGTAGCCGATCACGACAAACTCTTTGTATGATTTTGTGATAACCGCATCAGAATTTCGCTTTTCGAAGCTATTCCTGCCAATAATCTTCGTGTCCTGCTTTGTAAAAAACAGATTTTTATTACTTTTTCTCTTTAATGCATTGCTCATACCTGCGAATACCTCCGATTCAGATTTTCCCACTGCTTGTACGTCTTTTTCGTAAATGGGTAAATTTTTGATTTCCGAAAGACTCTTTCGCACCGATCGCCAAGTATTTGAACATACCAGTTTTTGTATGTTTTATCCTTGGAATTTGCAATTTGACCGATTTGAATATGTCTTGGCAACCCGATCACCGTTCTTACCTCGTTGCTTTTCACCCGGTTGTATACCTGCCCTGTTTTGAGATTGACAATCTCATACAATCTTTGTTCCGACATTTTTACCCTTTCTGTATGTAATTTCCAACCATGCAAATTGGCTTAATACAAGCTGCCTTGCGCGTTCCTCGATTTCCATACCTTTGTACTTGTTTATCAGTTTTTCTCCGGCTTTCATCACTTCCTGCCACCATGCATCGTCATTATCCGGCGCGTAGTAGTCTTGAATAAACTTCCAATAATCCATGAATACTTGCCATTCTTCCGAACCTTTTTCGATTTTTGCACTTGCCATATCGCACCTCTAAAATGGACAATCACCATTGTATGGCTTGAATCCGTCCCCGCGTTCTTTCTTTTTGATTTCTGCCACAACATCGTCAAATGGCTTGTCGATTTCAACAAATTTCATGTGATCTCCGTCAAATTCCATTGCTTCACGCATTGTCATTCCTTGTCTGTTCTTTTCGATTTTTGCGCCCTTGGCTCCCTTGTCATTGTCTGACAGATTCCACAGCATAATTATGTTTGACGCATCCTGTTCGATTGCCCCGGATTCCCTCAACTCTGCCATGGTAGGCTCTTTTGTGTCTCTGCTTTCGGAAGCTCTTGTTATCTGTGAAAGTGCTATTACATGTGTATTCAAGTCTCTTGCAACAGATTTTAAACCTCTTGAAATTGATGCTACTTCTTCATTTCTTCCGGAATATCTGTTATCCGGCATAAGCAATTGCAGATAGTCAACAACGATAACATCAAAGCTTTGGTGTCTGCATTCTGACTTTATTTCTCTCGGAGATACAGTCCCGGATGCAATCCATAATTGATAATTACTCATTTCTTCATTTGCTTGGTTAAATTTTTCCTGTTCATCTCCAAGAAAAGCCTTTGCCCTTCTGATTCTTGTAAGACCAATTTCTGCAAGTCTTGAAATAAATCGCTCATACACCTGTTTATCGATCATCTCCAAGTTGAAATATGCGACTTTAAGTCCCTTTTTTGCCATATTCCCAATAATCTGCGTTGTGAGTGCGGATTTTCCAACTGCCGGTCTTGCGGCAATTACTGTTACATCACCACGTTCAAGATCTCCAAGTGCATCATCAAGTTGCGATAACCCGATTTTTATACCACCATCTCCAACACTTTCGTTGAAATATTTGTCTTTATTCTCAACTGCAATCTGCTTCATTGGTTTTAGCTTTACTTCTTTTCCCTCTTGCAAATGTTCAAGTCTTGTAAGAAGATCGCTGATTGTATCATCAATGTCGCATGGTTTTAAACTGGATTTCTGGTACATTTCCCGAACCATTCTCGCCTTGTATTCTTTCGCAACCGCATCGGCATAACTTTTAACCATAGTTGAAGTGATTGTTCCCGAAATACAGGATTTCATCAATTCGCTGATCTGCTCCTGGGTGTATTTGTGGTTTTCAAGTGCCATTGATAACGACATTGGGTCGATGCTTTCATTCCGGTCATACATGGCAAGCATTTCCTTGTATGTGTCCTGCGCGAAATCTGAACTAAACATTTCCGGTTTCAGCGTTCGCCAGATGCTATTTAGAACATCATTGTCAATCAATATGCACCCTATTACTCCGAATTCTGCTTCTGTCAACTGCAATCACCTCATTTCTCCGCAATCTGCAACCAATAGTCGCAATCATTTTTCAGCCAATCAACATATTTTGGAATGTACCGAAAATCCGTATCGTCTGGATTCTTTTCTTGATAGTCGCTCAAATATGCTTCTGTGGCTTTGTATAACAGACGTGCAATGTCCGGTTGGTTCTCTTCGATAACTTCTAGCACTTTATCCATCCAAGCTGTTTTAGAGGTACTGTACGCTGTTTTCTTGGGGTATATATCAAAAGTCTTTTTCCATGCATCATCAAAATCAAACAAATCTCCGGAATCGGTCGACAGCGAATTTTCTTTTATATTTTCTTTCTCTTTATCTTCTTCTTTTTCTTCTTCTTTATCTGAAACAGCGACGTCAGACGATTTATCGGGCGATTTTTGTTCAATTAGGTTCTTTTGCTTCTTTCTCCGGTTCTGCTGATAAAGCCTGTCGCGTTCCTTTTTCTTCTCATAAGCGTCAAGCGTTTGATGCTTATTCCAGTTCGGAATCGTTATCACATTGTCAACAACTTCAATCATTCCAAATTCTTCAAATGTCTTAAGCGCAAGCCTTACCGTGTTCAAATCTCTGCGGAAAACGGTGGCAAGCATTTCATCCGTAAACGGCAATTTGTTGCTCATCATAAACACACCGTTGTTATTCTGTTTTCCGGCAAGAATAAGAAGTTTGAACCAAATCGTAATGATGCTATCCGCACTCGGCATACTCTCAATCAGCAGAATCTTTTCATCATCAAATACATCTGTTGTGATCTTAATCCACTTGACTTCTGCCATTTAATCACTCTCCTCATATGTATTTTCAGAAATCAAAGCCATAAACTTCTCATACTGTTTTTCAGAAACTTTGTTACCCTGTTTCTCCGGCTTTAAACGGATTTCAAGGTGCTTTTCAGCGATATGCGATAATTCCTTGGCAAGACTCTTTTTGCCTTGCTTAATTCCGTCATAATAGCCTTTTGCCGGACGGTAATCATCAATCTTGGCTTTACCCTCTCCCTGTGAACCGCTTGTTTTATTGCGAAGTTGATAGCCTTTGTCTGCATACAGTTTGATAATATACTGCTCCTTCTCGTCCAGCTCATTTTCTGGATAATGCGCGCAACCAACTTTCCAACCATATTTGTTGTCTTGCGAAAACAGACCGTGCTTTTTCAGCGAAAGATCAATGTGCTGATACCCGACAAGATGTTGCGCAAGCCTTGTCAAAATGTGTTTTGCCTGTCCCACGTAGGCGTACCGAAATCCATCCTCGTCAATCCTTACCAACGTGTATATCCCGCTTTCATCATCCAGCTTTGGATTTGCTTCCAGCCAACGCTTTTTGTTCTTTGCTTCAATAGCTTTTGCCTGTCTAAACTTCTTATAATCCAACTCATTCACTTCCTCTCCAATGGTTCCATGCTCATTTGAGCCACAAACTTTCCGTAACTCATTCCCGAAGCGCGTGCCATATGATTCACAGCCTTGATTGCATCGTCCTTTTTCTTTGGCTTTCTCAATCGTTCTTTAACTTCATTGCCGATGCAGTCTTGGCAATGAAGTTTGCGTTCGTCTATCGTCATAAACAGCCTGCCACATTTCGGGCATATTCTTGTATACACAATTCTTCCAGCCTTTTTAAAATTTCTAAACTGCGCAAATCTTTTGGCGCATTTTGGTCTGCAGTATTTTTGATCCGGTCGCTTCGGCTCAAATTCAGCCATACAGTATTCACATAATTTCAATTTTTTCCTCCAATCTTTTGTAAGGGCGGTACGATGAACGCACCGCCAAAACATGGCTTTCAATAAAGTTTGTGATAACTATTCGCCAAACAAGATAGTTTCTTTTAGGCTTTCGCCAAGGTGTTTCAACCTAATTATTCTTTTTCAAGTTCCGCTTTGATGGTCTCAAGTTTTTTCTCTTCATATTCAAGACGCACTCGGCAACTCTCAACAATAGTGCCCTGCCTGTTAATAAGCATTTCAACAGCTTTTTTCTTGTCTTTCTCCGTCAGAATGACCGTATCCCTGTTGTAACCGCTTAACGCACCAATTTCGTCCTTGCGGATTCTCTGTCCTTTATATCCAAATTCGCATTCTTTGGTGATGATATACGTTTTTGGCTTTTCTTCTACGTCTACTTCGCTACAAGAAAATTCATCGCCCCAAAATCTGTAAATGTATAATTTCATCTTTTCTCCTTTCAGAACGGACAAAGGTTCATATCAACCTCTAACCCTTTTTCTGCAACATAAACATTTGCTCCATATTCAATTGTTTCTTTCGTTCGTTGTAGGAATAACGCGGGATTTCCGCTTGTGTCCGATAAGTGTATTAAAACGACATTTCGTAAAGCTGGGTTGTCGTTCGTCTGAATAAATTTAAGTGCCGTATCAAGGCTCATATGACCTCGCAAACGGTGTTCGTAATTTGGCTCATTCCGGTCTACCAAGTCCATGCTGTAATTGGCTTCAACCATAATCTGCTCAACTTTCGTACCGGAAAAATCATACTTGCAATATTCCAAGTCGGTCAAGAATAACAGCTTGCCCATTTCCTCATGCTCGATTAAATAGCCGTAGCACTCGATTTCTGTATCGTGCGGTACATTGAAGGGGGTAACCGTAAAACTGCCGATTTGCCGTGGTCTGCGCGGTGGAATAGGTGCTGTACGTTCTCCGGTTATGGTTTCAAGTGCGGTCTGCGTTTCAAATGCCGTATAAACCGGAATGCCGGATTTCATAAAATCTTTTATGTATCGTGCATGATCTCCGTGCTCGTGGCTCACAATGCATCCAACCACATTTGAGATTTTCCAATCAATCGTCTTCTTGAAATCAAGGAATTTGCAACCGGCTTCAATCGCAAGGATTTCTCCGTTGTCTGCAATTAAAGCATATGAGTTACCCGATGATCCTGATCCGCAACATCTCATGAACATTAAACCACCTCACTTTCTTACCAATAGGCTACTCCAATTCTTCCTCTGCCGGGAACTGAAAATATTCTGTTGTAGCTTTCTTAAATATTTCTTCGCTTAACGCTTGGGTAAATTCCGTGAAGTGTTCTGAATTTCCTGTATGATGATAAAATTCATTATTTTCATACGCAATTCTAAGCATTTCCATAGCTTTCTTTGCTTTTTCTTTGGAACCGTATTCAGCCATTTTGGTTCCCGTTGCTGTCGAAGAGTTGTGGCAAAAGATAGCTGCGTGCTCAACATCCTCATATTTCCCGACTGCCATGCTTAAAGAACTGATTTCATATGGCATATCAATCGTTCCGTCCTGCGATATAACTCTCATAGACTCCTCCTATCTGAAAAACAAAAACCAAACCAAAGCAACGAAAGCATCAACAAGCAGTGCAATCGATAAGATAGCTAAAACAACTCTTCCGAACGTAAGCTTATATGGAACTCCGAGATTGTGAAGTGCCTGCTCTTTTGGAGATATGTTTGAAGCAACAATTTTTCCGATAACAAACCATAACGCGAATAACAGAATCGCCAATTTAACAAAAATCATAATGCCCTCCTAATCCTTCATAAAATCCGGCACATCTGCATCTGTAGAAATCTTACGATCATCTTTTGCCGGAATTTCTGCATCAAAATGCGCTCCAACCGACTTCTCAACGCCATCTTTCACGGATTCCTTTATTTCTGCATCTGCAACAATGAAGTCCTCTGAATTGGCATTTTCGGCAATCTCTTCCTGCGTCTGCTGATATGTTTCATCCATCTGTATAAGTGACTGTGTAGCCATAGCGTTAAGGTCTTTCGGGTGTTTCTTGATTGCGTTATTACGCATCTTGCGGACAATCATAGCTTCGGAAGTTTCTCTCCACGCCGCGCTCATATAAGGTCTTGCCACTTCACAAGCAAGCATTTCTTCCAATGTCTTGCATCCGAGAAGTGCACTGATAATCTCGTCCTTTTTAGCCTTAATTTCAGCCTTTTGCTTGTCGGTCGCCTTGCGCTTATTCTCGCAAATTCCAAACGTTTCATTCAAAAGATTGTTGCGCACATGAGCCAAAAGGTTTCCTTTTACACCTTCACGTTCCGCAATCATGTATTCAATCTTTCCACCGTCCATCTCGACCGGGTAAACGACACGGATTACTTTCTGCGACAATCCCTTTTCTTCCCATTCCGGTGGTGTAATCTCAACGCCTTTATGTTTCGGGTATGTAAATTCATCTCCTTCTTTCACAAGCCATACCGGATAGACTTTTTTAACGCCAACGCCGAAGTTACGAAGAAGCGCATCGTTTCCGTCTCCCTCGATTCCCATCTCAACCTCTTTATACCAATTTCCATTGGCATCCTGCTTATTTCTTAACTGGAAATAACACTCTCTCGGTACTGCATTTGCATTAAGTTTAAGGCTGGAAACCTGCCCGATAACCTGCCGCAAATTAGAACCATTCAGATTTTCCATAGCTGCCTTATTTGATGTAACAAGGTTGTAAATCGCACTCATTGATGCCATAACACACTGTTTTGAATAATCATCAAATACAAGACCATGTTCCTCGAAATCTCGCTCCATAAGTCCGGTGTACTGGTTTGCGTAGAACGAAAGCCTTGTATTCATTTCCTGCTTAACTGCTACTTCCTGTTTCTTTGCTTCTGCCATAATTATTTATTCCTCGCTTTCTCCGGCATCTACCGGCTCTTCATACTTTTTCACAACCGCCACCTTATCAGCACCGTAGGTCTCCACCCACTTCATATCCACGATTTCATCTGTAACTGCCAGCTTTGCACACTTAGCATTTACAACCGTGTCCCCGGCTTTTACGGAATCCTTGATGCGGTATGTATAGCTTCTGGTGCTGTTTGGGAATTTTGCTTTGATATACTGCATTTATCTATAACCTCTCTTTCTATAACGTATCTTGATAGAAAATTTCTTTATCTTTTGCGAATATAATTGGATGACCATAATAGCCGTTATGCGCATTGTAGACTGCGAATTGTAATGTGCCTTTATCTGTTTCAAAGTCGACAAACTGAATACCGCCGCAATCTTCGTAATAGCCGGATTCATCTACCTTTTTCTTATTAAGAGCCTTATCTGTAAGATTTACTGCTCTTAATTCTGAACCTATAAACTCCTGTTCATCATCATTTAAGTAGAAATATCCCCAGCTTTCACAACAACATTGTCCATTGTCAATCAGCAAAAGAAATTCATGCTTATCCGTTTTGACTTTGTACCCATCATAAGATGCACCGCCCATTAAACAGCTCATTATCTGCATGATGCCAAGCCTAGACCCATTGCTACCATTTAACGAACCGGTATTTTCTAAAGATACATTCGTTATTTCTTCGATGCTTAAAATTTTCCCTAACGTTTCCATCCTACACGCCCTCCACTTTCAACTGCTTGTCCTCTGAAACACTCAAAAGAATTAACTGTGCATCCATATCCGGCACATTAAACTCATTCAGCGATTCCGCATTATCAACAAAAATCGGTACGCTCACGCCATATAACTCACTAAGAGAACGGATAATATCAAGTCCGGCTACGATTCTGTGACCGCTGTTTAAAGTCGAATACGGAACACCATTTACAGTACACTCACAGCAATCTTTCATGCCGCCATTTAATTGCATTTCGAAGAGTTTGAAATTAACTGTCTTAAAATGGCTATTGATAGATTCAGAAACCTTATTAAGTTTGAAACGAATGAACTCTTCCAGTAAGTAAAGCATCTGTTCTTGGTCTGCAACTTTCTGCCCGATTTCTTTCTGCTCGTCACGAAGCGTTTCGATACGATCATCAATCATAACGTTGTTAGCCGCCTGCGCGATAACCTTATTTACTTCGTCAAGCTGACTCTGCAGATCGGCTTTCTCGGCTTTTAAATCAGTAACAACCTTGTCTGCGCCCTCGGATTCAACCTTTGCAATATCAGCAAGAATCTTGTCATGCTCTGTTTTCAGCTTCACATACTCTTCATTCTGCGAATAATCAGCTTCTGCCGGGATCTCGGATAACTGCTTTGCATAATCATTCTGCTTTGCAAGTGCCTTGGATTCCTGCTCTTTGAGTGCCACAATGTCTTCCTGCAACTTGGCGTTTTCCTTTGTCAATCGCTCAATATCAGCCTTGCAAGCGTTGCCCTTGTCAATCAGACCTTTAAGTTTTGCGCCCTTTGCATCATCAAATGCTTTGCGTGCATCCTCTAACTGCTTGGTGGCACGTGCCTTGGCATCTGCCTTTTTCTGCTCAAAATCAGCCTTAAGAGACTCAATCTTATCCTGCGGCAACTTCTGACCACATAAGGAACAAACCGTTGTAGATTCATCAAATTTCCACTTGGATTCGTCAAAGAGATATGGCATTTCATCAAATGCCTTGGAAAATTCTGCATTGTATTCAACACCAAGATTTTTCCGCTCTGCATCTGTATCGGAAATTGTCTTCTCATTTGCCTTGATCTGATTTTCCGCAGACTGAATCTGATTATGTAAGTCATTGAACTCTCGTGTTGCATCATCCTTGGCACTGTCAAGACCTCTACGTTTTGCGGAAAGTTCGTCATTCATGACCTGCATAATGCCGGACATATCAAATTGCAACTGCATTTCCTTACTTCTTAAATCGCCCAACGCGCTACCGGCATTCTCCATTTTCTTGCCACATTCAGCGATTCTTCTTACCAGATCCACCTTTGCAAGCTCCTGTTCTGCCACATCCACATCAATCTTGGATTTTTCTGCTTCATCAATACGCACCGGAATTTCAGCCTGTTTCTTCTTCCACCCGGATAACGCTTTGGAAAACTTAGCACGAATATCATCCGTAGACGGTGCTTTTTCCAATTCATCAATCAGCGGTGCATACTTGGCATCGGTCTGTGCCAGTTCCACATCGGAAACATCTGCAACAAGTTTCATTAGAATGTCTCTCTGTTCTTTCCATTTCAGAGAAGAAAAATACTGCGGATTGGTCAGCATCTTAAACATTTCCTCACTCTGCGCCAAACCGGAAATATAAGTCTTAAATTCAGCTTCACTCTTCGGATAACCGTCAATCTCAAACGAATTGACATTTCCCTGCAAAGTCACGGTATCGGTGCCACGCTTCTTAACCCAATTCTGCTTCTGAACCTTGGAAAGTTCCACTTCTTTGCCATCAACTTCAATAACTCCCGCAACCTTTATTTCCACGTTATCAATGCGCTTTCCGTCCTTGTCCAATGGTCTGACATTGAATTTTTCCTCTCCGGCACTGTTCTTGTTAAAAAGCAACCATGTAAACGCATCAAAAATTGTGGTCTTTCCTGCTGCGTTCTGCCCTTTAATCTTGATTTTATTTGAAAATTTAACATCAAGGCTTCTAATCCCTTTGAAATTCTCCATGTGTAACGATTTTAAAATCATTCGCATTATTACACCCCCACGATTCCTTTTATTGACAACTCATATGTAACTTTTTCCACAACGCGACCATCTTTACACGTTTTCTTGTATCTCCGACTCTGCAATCTGCCGTATGTGCTTACCCCATCGCCTAAAGCAAGTGAGTCCGTATATTCTGCACACTTTCCCCATGAGATACAAGTAATCAAATCCTCTTTTCCGTTTTCTCTTACGTTTTTGAGTTTCACATCACAGATTTTACGACCAAGCGGTGTTTCTCTAAGTTGCTTTTCCTCGATAATTCCGTCAAGGCTTACTTCATTCAAAGGGCTATCATCCTCTGGTTTTGTGATTGTATCAGCCATAACATACATAAGAATGGCTTCTCCAGACCCTGTTTTTACGTGCCGGGTAATTATCTTCCCACTGACATATACCGTTCCGCTAATTCCTGTATCGCTGGTTTCTTCATCAAACAGTACCGGAAGTATATCTGCAACACCGCTTTTTCTTTCAACTCCGATGAAAAATTTATAAAATTTCTTACCGTTTGATGTTTTATGACTTTCCCTTGGTGCTGATACAACATCACCGATCAACGTTATTTTGTTCTCCATTGCTTCTCCTTTCCATTTCTCTGTCAAGAACCTTTTCAAAATTATCTTTATCATCCTGTTTCTTTTGTTTTCCTGCCAAAAGTTCAGCAAGCATACGCTTTTCTTTCGTGGAACATCTCGTGCCACTTATATACACAACGCCTACCATTCATCCTCTCTCATTCTGCGTTTTCTCTTGATTCGCTTGTCAAGTTCGGCTCTCTTCCTGTCTACTTCCGACCAGTAATACATGATTGCAGCAATTACTGCCCCTACTACGAATTTAATAGCCGACATATTCCCGGCCGCGCCCTCACTATCCATATAGCACGCGGCAACCAAGGAATACTCCATTGCAACCGCACCTATGATGAATTGGATTACTTTTTTCATTCATGCTCCTTTCAGAAACTTGTTTACAAAGTAAACCTGTCCTTTTCCGGTAACTTTCGTTGTCTTTGTGATTCTTACAGAACCGTCCGGATTCTGAATGTTACTTTCCTTAACCTCAAACAATCCCTGTTCAACATATCTCTGTTTTGGCATGTTCCTAGAAGTGCCGCTTTTAATAAGGAAGTTATTCTCTCGTAACCACTCAAACAACCGCTTCTGTCCTATCTGCACACCGTTCTGACAAATAAGCTTTGCTAAATCTCCTATAAGGATTGATGTATGGCTCGCTGATACCGCATCAGCGAAAATCTCTTTAGGTATCATCCCTTGTATACGCGAGTCCTGCATGGCAATGATATTGTTCTTTTCGTCAATCTTTCGTTGTGCCACCATAAGAGCCTTGGAAAGCAACTCTTCATCAGACAAGGTTTCCTGCCCCGCTATGTAGCCACCATTCTTACGGATTGACGGAAGGACTTCTTCCATTACCCATTTTTCAAACTTCTCTGCGCTAGGTAATTTTGATTTCATAATGAGTCGGTATAAATCCCCCTCATTTATGTATGACATCTGTTGCACTCCACTAGATGTAGGGGTGTCACGTTTTGTTACACCCTTGCAATGGTCACTAATCGCTTTACGTGGGTTCGTATAACCAAGTGCAGTTGCAACATCTGTTGCTACAAAATACGGTTTTCCATTAATCTCTGCCATTCGGACTTCTCCGAACTCTTCATTATTGAAAATCTGTAATTCGTTCATGTTTCTCCTTTCTGTGGTATAATTCCCTTATCATCAAATAAGGGAGGCGATGCAATTTGAAATACTTTTTGTTTTGCGATTTTTCTACAATATCCTGCGACCGAGAAAAGATGGCAAAGATATTAGCCGAAAATGAAATAACGTTCGCAAATATAAATAATTTCTGTTGGGAACTAAATGTTCCTGAAACGTTTGGCAATCCGCTATGCGACACAACAGCAGAATCTATTCACTGTCTGTTTTATCAGTACACTCACAAGAACTCTCTTCTTCTTGTGGTAAAAGCAAATGAATATTTTCCAAACGGAGATTAGGATATAATCTCTTTGTTTCTTCATATACGGTTTTGGTTTTCAGCCACTTCCGCATATGGAGAACCTGTTCCATGACATCCATATCGTGAATGTCCACTTTGTTTAAAATCTTCTGTAATTCCTTTTCCATTCCATTAAAATAGGAAACCGGAACAACAATTATGTCATTTGCTGATTTAATCTCTTTCAATCTCTCGCCCCTTTCTAATTAAGAAGAGAATCAACAGTTACATTTAAAACCTTTGCAACGGCGTTAAGGTTTTCTGCACTAGGGCAAGATTCGTTCCATTTGCGGATTGTAGCATTGCTAAGTCCTGCTTCTTTCTCGACTCTCATAATGTTTGTACCCTTTTCGTTGCAAAGTTGCTTGATTTTGTCGTAAAGCAAATTACATACCTCCTTACTCATAAAATTTTATATTTAGAGTAATAGCTTGACTTTTATTAGAGAATATTCTAAAATAATAACTGCTAAGAAAATTATCAGAGAACATCTTTTATTTAGGCTTTCCTCTAAATCATAAGCCTATTATATAGACTGTTCTCTAATTTGTCAACCCTAATTTTAGGGTTTTATCTAAAAAATTGGAGGATATTATATGAATACGGTTGAACGAGTAAGAAAGATATGTAGTGAACGTGGAATTGCAATATCAAAGTTAGAAAAAGAATGTGGATTTGGAAATGCATATATAGCAGGACTTAAAAAAGGCTCTATCCCAAATGATAGGCTGAAAAAGATTTCTCAATACTTAAATTTACCAATGGAATACCTCACGACAGGCGAAGAAAGCTCTGAATTTTCGGATGAATCGGCTCATCTTATATCTAAAATAAGGAACGATGCGGACTTGGAAAACGCCATTAAAAAGATACTTGCCCTTTCAGATAAGAAGAAAAAGCACGTTTTTGAATTGATTGATTTATTGAGTGAGGAATAGTTATGTTTAGAAAAGAATATGGATTTTGTGAATTGGTTAATAAAAATGTTACAATAGAAGTTGAACAAGTTCCATACAATAGCAACGAAGGAACTGTATACGCAAAAGGCAAGATACGTTGTGGTTATAGCGACACAACGTATCATTGCGAAAGAAACGATTGCCCTATATGGCGTGGTCTTGATTCTTAAATTTAATCTCAATCTCGCCCTCTCCGTCATTTCCTTCTAATCTTGTAACAAACGGAGAGTCTATTGACATATTGATGCAATTAAAATCAAGGTGAACAACAGGCATGGATTGCGCTTTCTTTTCAAATCGTATACTGCGCACTCCATGCACGACATGACCGTCAATCAAAACTTCGCAATAAATGCTATCTTCATCAATTGACCTGATTTCAAGTTTTGAATTTTTCATTTCTCAATCTCCTTTACAATGTCAGAAATTATTATGTAGATATAACGCAAAATCTTTGAATCATCGATTTTATCAAGTAATTCGATTATCATCTTTTTAAAGTCCATAACAAAACCCCCAATCCTTATACCCCATTATAGAACGTATGTTCGGCATAGTCAATCCCCAATTATGGGCGGAGCCATGCCAAGCCCCACCCATGCCAGAACTTGAAGTGTCCTTTCGGACAAGTCCATAGTATCACTACAATATGCATGATTTCAACATTTTTCGGTCGCAAGTTTCGACAGGAAATGTCATTGCAGAGAAGCGGAAAGCTGTTTCTCAATCTCTTCTTGCACTTTTGCGCGCCAACGCATCGGCACTTCATCAATCGTCATTTTCTTGTCTACAAGAATACGTCTTACATAAAATTTAACCATATCCTACACCTCGCTTTCTGCGGCAATGTTTGCCAGTTCTTGGATTGCTTCTGCGTTTGCTTCATGCCCGGCTTTAAGCTCATCAATCGCCTTTTCCATTTCCGTCTTTGTCCGAAGTCGAACAGTTACAGTGTATGTGCCATCTTCTTTCCCGTCCTCTCCCGCGTTTGGATTGTAAGAAAACCCATCGGATTTAAGGTCTGTGTATTCCCCGGACACTTCCCCGTTGTGGGTGAATGTCACTTTCGCAAGGTTGTCCCCGGAAAACGCTTTCGTGATTGTTTCGATTCCGTCAAAGTCTTTCGACTGAATCTGAATATTGCCGAGACTCGCTCCTTCGGCGATCTCGAACTCTGTTTTGTTTTTCAAAATAATTTTGTCCATAATTTTTATTCCTTTCTATGTGTAAATTTACGGGTTACTAAACTTATTTAAACGGCAGTTTAAAAATTAAAAATGTTCAATGGACACCATATTGCCCTCGAACAAATTTTGCAGATAAAGTATCATTTCAAGAAGCAAATGCGATGCAATATGGATCTTTAGTAATTTGCTCTATACGCATTGAGTTATTAGAAAATACTCCGGGTGAATATGTGTATATTGTGAATTTACCAAAAAAAATGTTTCGTGGCATTAACCAAACAAACATGAATGGGAAAACAGGTCTATGGTATTTAGATGCTGTTAACGAATGCGTGGTTTTACGAAGTGTATTTGAAGCCGGTATTTATTATTTTAGTTTCACGTATCTAGCAGCAGAATAAAAATTAAATATCGTATAGGATAAAAACCCCATCCCAAACTTGTACATAACAAAAAGTGGTACTTCGTGGGCTCATAAGTAATCCAGTGCCATAATTTAAAGTTTCTAAACCATTCCATGAAAATATCATAAGTGTGTAATCGCCAACATTTTGGAAAGTTGTTACTTTTTTAGCTATTGAACTATAAAAATTATCTTCTATTACGTTTACTTTGTATATTCCACATCCACCAGATACCTGCGATGCTGAAGACCAATTTTCGATTACTTTTCTGAACTTAAAATTATTCGAGTCATTTAAACTGCCGTTTAAATCACTTATCTGCTTTGCAAGCGTACCATCGATACTCGGGTTAGCCTGCCGCGCATCAAGGGCGAATCCAGCTTCTGTTGTAACCTGATTGTTTACGATACTTTCCGGTTGCAGTGCGCTTCCGATCTTTTCTTTTAGTGCATCTGCCAACTTTATGACGTTTTTCGCTTCATCTAATGTAATTGTGGTGCCATCCAAGTTAATACTAAGCGTTCCACTCTCATCTACGCTCATGCTTTTTCCGTCCGGCTTTACAACTCCGGCATCCTCTGTTGTTGCAATCGCACCAGCACCACCTACAACAGACTTAGACCAATACTCCGTATTACTCGTTGCCGTTCCTGCCGGAACTTCCTTTTTTGCAAAATAAAGCGTATTGTTATAAGTCACTGCATCCAATCTCTTATATGTAGCATCTGCGCTCCAATCGCCCTTTGGCACTATCGCCACTCTTCCTGCTATAGCCATTTAAGCCACCTCCCAGTTTAAATTTCCGTCATTATCAACGGTAAAGTTATACGCTGCATTATCTGTGTAAATTAACTCTCCATCCTCATTCACATCAAATTCTGTCATTGTTAGTTTCTTGTTAATCTCGTTTTCAATTCCCTGCGCCCGATCTGCGCTGTCCTTGGCATCTGTGGCAGATTTTGCCGCGTTGGTTTCGGACTCCCCTGCGCTTTTGGCGGATGCTACCGCCTTGGCAGATTCCACCTTAATGTCAGCAAGGTAATCCGGACGCAGATGCTTTTCTTGGATACTTCCCTCTTTCACGATTGCGGACACCTTACCGTCGCTGCCGATTGCAAATGCGATTGTATCAGAATCCAAGAACTCATATTCTGTAATCAATGTGGATAAATCTACATTCTGCGTTGTACCATCATCTAGCGTTATCACAAGTTGCTGTGCCTGCGGGTTGTACTTGAAGTTGACAGCCAACTTTTCCAATTTGGTATCAATGACCGCCTTGGAACCATTCATTTTAACAACTGTCAGAGTTCCGTTGGATTCATCCCACAGAATTTCTTTCACAAGCTCATTTGCCTTTGTCAAATCAACCTTAGACGCATCCATAGCAACCACACGATCATCCAGATTGTCAATTGCCAAGTCCATCTTGTTAAGATTAGATTCATTTACCGCTGTTTTTTCACTTGGGAAATTCTCCCAGTTGATACGGTTATATATTTTCTGCATGGCTCACACTCCTTTCTAACACGGATAGTCTGCGCTCCAATTCTTCATTTTTCTGCTTCAAAAGTTCGATTTCTTTCTGCTGCATCTGGATCATCTGTATGTGCATTGCATGAAGATTTTCCTTGTCAATTTTCCATGTCTTTGAATCTCCGTGAATTGCTTTTTCATCCTCTTCGGCATCTTCTTTTAGTACAAGTCCGCTATCGGACAATCCAGCATCCTGCAAAATCTTTTCTAAATCCTGCGCAATTAAACCAAACTGCAAGCCTGTGTGCTGCGTGATGTATCCGGGTTTCCATGTATATTCAACCGGGCACATTGCCATATAAACGCTTTTAATATCCCTTAATGATTGTATATTATTTTTCAGCCTTTTATCGGAACTCGGAATAGAAATCAAAAGACCCTCGATATCCAAGGTACTTTCCTTCGAGCCAAAATTAGACACTTTATTAAAGTGTCTGGGCGAATATTTGGTTGTAGACTTATCATTAAGTGTATAGTCTACATCTGTAAAATACCCACTTGGCAATTCGCTTTTGGTTGCGTAGTCGCTCAGCGAATTGTCAACATAACTTTCTGTCGCCAAGTTTTCCCCGTTTGCGTCAGTAACAGATGACAAGTCCAACTTAACATTCTGCAATAATGCATTATTTCTTCCATCATGTCCTAATATCTCTACACCAGATACCTCACCGCTGTCAAAAAGCAGAGATTCTATTATATGTACTCGTCCGCTACCGTCCAGTTCAAAGTTGTTACATTCTACAATCAATCTGTTTCCTCGTAGCACAATTTGGTCGGCACTGGCATTAATCATAGAAACAACTTGGTCGTTCTCATCTCTGCCCAACTTCAATTCCAAGGATGCGTCCAATGCACCTTCTGCCTTTTGTGCACGATTGACTTCTGCGACAATGCTTTTTGTGGTCTGCTCAAACTTGGTATTTGTCTGTTCCTCTAAATCTTCATACGTGGATTGAAGATGGTCTGCGTTCCTCTCTAACTTTCCGGTACGCCTTTCCACACTTTCAATCGTGTCTCTGATCGAATTAACCTTTGCAGAGTGTGTCTGCGTACCCTGTGCCGAGATTGAATCTCTCTTGCTCTGCACACCGGTTAGGGTACGTTGCAATAGATACGTTTCAACAATTTCTCTTGTGGTATTGAACCGGATGGGTTCGCCAAGTGTCAGACATGGATTTCCGACACAAGTGCAACTTTTAATCGGTGTGTATACCGCCTGTTTGATAATCGGCAATAGGTTATTTGCAATCTGCTCCAGCTCCGCTCCGGTCTTATCTGATACAAGAAAGTTTCCTGTAATCGAATAGTTGTTCCCGGCAGTTCCAACAATAGCACCGGCATTATCTTCGTTTGTCTTGATTTCTAGCTGCGTGATTGCCTTACTTTGGAAGTCCTCATAATCAAACGTGATATAGTGTCCGGTCATGGACTCCGTGTTTGCATCAGACGGAAATAAATTGTCTGACGGAAATAAATTGTCTGCCGGATAAAGCGCACTTGTGATTGCTTTAAGAAAGACATACTCAAACTTGCCATTCCGGTTGATATTGCCAAAGCATCCGTTAATCTCACAGATTGCCGTTACAACGGTTTTTCCACTGATAGAGGACTCTTCTGTGACCGCACTTGAATCGTCCGTCTGTGTGGCTACAATCGTCTTATTTACCGTCATGGAATCATTGACAAGGCTTGTTTCAACTTGCGCAATTCCAAGATGTGCAAAGAAGCTATCGCGGAACTGCTTAAGCGTCATTGGAAAGCTAAGTCCTGCATACCAAGCCTTTACATCCGTATTGATAATGTCGTACATAGCGTCATATGCCGTAATCTGCCGTTTTGTACGGTCAGCCGTAGGAACATCGGATGCAACCTTAAAAACTCCGTATGGCATCGGATTTTGGCTATCTCCGTCAATCGTTTCTTCAATAGAGATTGTCTTTCCAATAATGTTTCCTGCAGTGTTTCGTGCTGTGAATTTTACGCAATTCGCTTCGCACGCTCCAAACTTTAGTTCAGACTCCGAACAAAGACTTTCTTCAAGCGAAAACGTACCGATTTCAAGCATCGAATTGTCTATTTTCTGGTTCGTTCCAACAACAGATATGACCATCTGCTTATCTGTCGCGGAATCCCAATACTTTTCTTTCAAACTGCTATTTATCATATACACCACCTACAAACGAAAATTTGATTGGGTCATATTTTATCTTCCCATGTGCCACAGAATAGAACGTAGGCTGAATGTCAGCGATATATCCATACTGCGTCACGTATCCGCGTTTTTCCGGCACGTATGCCGTGATATAACCACCGCGCTCCTTTGCCTTGGTATAGTTCTTTTCGATGTTCTTCCAAAAATCATCAAACTGCTTTTCGGTCAGCATGGCTTTGGTTTCAAATTCGACCTTTAGGGCTTTCAGTTCCACGGCATCACGATGCTCATATCCGTTTTCATCCGTCCAAGGGTCTTTGTCCTGCATATTTACATAGGAACTAAACGTGTCCTGCTTTATTAAATTGTTCGGTATGGTATAATTCCCAAACTTTACTAAATATCCGCCATATCCCATCGTTTACCTCCTAAAAATGGGTATAAAAATAGCACCTACCGTTTGGTAGATGCTATCCATTTGATTAAATTTTAAGCTACTACTGATTCCCATTCAGATTTCAGCTTTTCTACATCGTTTTCAAAAAGTTTGCAAGCGATTTCGTACAACTGCGGAATCATTCCCATTTCCCTGTCGATATAATCCATCTTGTTTCTTACTTTTGGCTTGAGCGTGCACCCTTCCATCCTTGATTTAAGGTTGCAGTGATATTTCCTTTCAAATTCTCCATAAAGCAACGAATAGCGTTCTTGATACTTTCCATCGGCACCGAAACGGACAATCTGCGTTATCCGCTGTCTCTTAGTTGCCAAGTCAATATCATCAACGAGTCCGATAATAACATCTTCTTTATGGATGATTTCTTTCTGCTGTCTTTTAATGGTTTCGTTCTGCTCTCTAACAGTTTTTAATGTCTGTGAAAATATCAGCTTAGTGTTTTCATCTGCATATGGCAGGTAAGTGGAAATAAATAATTCATCATTATTGACATATCCACCTGTTTTACGGATTGTAGGGATAACCTCGGATGTTACCCATTTGCGAAACTTCTTTGCGTTCGGTTTATCGCTTCGAAGAATAACCGCATATAAGCCAGATTCAGTAACAAACCAAGTTTCTCCTTGACGGGGTAAGTTTAACTTACGTCGTTCATCCTCGTCTAGTCTATCAGCAACAATACGGCTGTTTGACATTTCCAATGCCCTGCAAACATCAATAAGGCAAAACATCGGTTCATCATCTACCATGGTCATTCTAATCTGTCCGAATATCGGATTCTCAAATACCTTAATGCCGTTTTGAATCTTAAGCATAAGTTGTGATTTTTTCATTCGTGTCTACCTCCATACATTTTTATCTGAATAAAAAAAGGAAACCGTTTGTGAAATCACATTGGTTTCCTCTTTCGTACAGTATGGCGTTCGAGTAAGTAATCCGCTTCTTCACGGATAAGGTTGTTTCCTTAGTAATAAGGATAGACTATTTTTGATTTTGTGTCAATCCGATTTTGAATTAAAATAAGCCGTGTTTCCACGGCTTAAGTATCATTTATCTTTCAATTTTTATTGTAACCAAGTATATGTATATGCTTCATCAACATATATCTTATAACTGCTCGGATAGATCGTATCGTAATTTGAATCGTACGGAAAACTAAATGAAAAATAATCTGTATCTCCATTCTTTTCACATTCTGCATAATGATAATCATATTTGATCAAGTTGCCAGATGCATCATACATTACGCAAGAAATTTTCACAAATGAAAAATCTTTTCCGGAATCGTTTGTAGCTTCAACCGTAACATTATCTGCTCCAATGTCCGATTGAACCATTATATTGCGAACATCACAAACAGCATTTGTTGCTTCATCAACACTCAACGACATTTTATAGTTATCATAAGAAACATCGTTATAATCAGAATCGCTCGGTGCGTCAAAATAAAGAACACATTCCTTACCGGATTCAAAAGCTCTGTTACAATCGCTTTTGCTATCCAGCATTTTACCGTTTTTGTAGTATACAAGTTTTGCGTCCAGATCAACATTTACCTTGTTGTTGTTTTTCAAGATAGCAACAACTCCATGACCACTATCTTGGTATTCAATTGAGATGTTTTTCTTTACCTTGTTCGCATTAAAGGAAGAAGTGACGGTAACTTTGCAAGAAAGCGTTTTCTTTGCAATTTTTGCTTTTACGTACGTTGTTCCTTCTCCAACCGCCAGAACTTTTCCAGACTTGTTTACAGAAGCAACATATTTATTGCCACTACTCCATTTAGCAGTTTTCCTCATTCCGCTTATCTTTAATGTTGCGGATTCTCCAATTTTTAAATTAAGAGTCTTTCTGCTTAATTTGATAGTTGCCGCCTGTGCAACAATCTGTTCCCCATCTGCATTTTGGATTGGCATAGCCGAAATCAAAACGGCAAATGCCAATCCCATCGCTACTAATAATTTTTTTGTGTTTCTCATAATGACTCCTTTCTTGTGATATGATTTATTTAGAATTATATCACGTTCTATTATAGAAGTCACTAAAAAACATATACATTGTCTCCGGTTCGATTGTAATGTTCTCTACCATAATCCCTTGCAGCTTTTCCTATGTCGTTTGTAGTAATTCCGAAATTTTTCTGTAAAATAGCTTGTAATAACTGATTTTGTTGTCGCAGTAAGGAAACCTCTTGCGCAGATGTTGAATTGATAGCATCTTTGATTCCGGTAATTTCTTGGCTTCCTGCGACCGCTGGCTTACCTCCGACTGTTCCCATAATTTCCGGAAGTCCATTTTCTCCAACTGTTGCTATGCTATATTTATCCATAAAACCGCCCGTTGCATAAGCCTTTACTTTAGGTAGGCTCACTTTCGGCACAAGATCGACTCCGCTCCACTTTACCTTTGCTACTTTAGCCGCCGCAGAAACAACACTGTTGAACCCTCTCAAAACGGTATTCACTCCACCGATCAATGAATTTATTGCTGTTTCAATTCTTGAAATTACGGTGTTCATTGCCCCGGCAACACCACTTTTCACGCTATTCCATAATTTGCTGAATATTTCAGCTACACTTTCTTTCATCTTCGAGAAAGCATTTTTTATCGGGGTGGTTACATGTTCTTTAAACCAACTAGAAACACTATTCCACGCCCCGGTTACCGCTGTCTTTGCCGCGCTAAAAGCTTTCTGAATAGATTCTTTTGCTGAGCTAAAAGCATTCTTGATAGGTGTTGTAACATGCTCCTTAAACCAACCGGAAACCACCGCCCATACCGATTTTACAGTTGTCCATAGAACCTTGAATGCAGTTGATACTGCCGATTTCAATAATTCAAAATTCTTCTTTATTGGCTCTATTACCTTTGATTTAAACCAATCAGAAACAACAATCCATACAGCCTTGACAATGATCCACAATCCTTCAAAGATTTGACCAACTCTTTTCGAAAATCCTTGGAAAAATGAAACAATAGGAGTTATAACATTAGTATTGAACCATCCAGAAACTGTTTTCCATACACCGGATATATCTTTCCATAAAGAAGAGAAAAAACCGGAAACAGATTCCCATAATCCCTTAAAAAAACCGCTTATTGGCTTAATCACATTAGTATTAAACCAATCTCCTGCTTTTGAGAAAATTCCTTTTATTTCTTTCCAATGATCCTTGACTACTACAGCCGCCGTTGCAACACCGGCTACTATTCCTGCGGTAATCGCTGCAGGTGCTGCCGCTACCCCTAAAATAACCGCTCCGACTGCCGTAATCGTAACTCCGACAAGCATAAGTGCTTCATTAAGCCAACTGAATCCGTTCTTTAACATGGTCACAAAGTTTGATATTGCAGTAAATGCGCCAATCGCAACAGAGCCAATCCCGGTTATAGCTTTTGCTACCGGGCTGATAAAAGAAAGTGCGCTCTCTGCCGCACCGCTACCGAATAAAGCTTTGACACCAGCTGAAACAGTTGTTCCAAGTGTAGCAAACGCCCCACCTATTTTTTTTGACAAAGCGGTAGACAATACTGTCGAGATTCCCTCATTTGCCGCAATTTCAACGCCAAGCCTTGATGCAAGTGAACCGGCTATTGCTTTTGAAATGGAAGTTCCGATTATATCAAGTGCGGTTTTTGCAAGATGTAATCCAAGAATTTTTTTGATTGTCAACGCACCGATTATGATTCCAACTGTTTTTACATCTAGGTTGCTTAAAAACTCCTTTGCTCCGTTCCATACATCCTTCCATGAAATTTTACTTAATGCTGTCGTAACTGTATCAAACGCGCCCTGCGCCCACGAATTAAGCGTTTTAGCCAATAATGCAAAGTCAAAGTTTTGGAAAAACTTGTTTATTCCGTCTGCGATTGAATTTCCAAATTGCTTCCAATTAAATGTCGTTCCAAACGAATCCAATCCATGAAGCACCGTGTTTAATGAATTTGCGATCAGTTTTCCGGTTTCTCCGAAAAGCGTTGTTCCTTTTTGCCCTTTAAATAGTCCGTTAAGGAATTTGGCTAATCCCCTTCCAAAACCTTCAGCTTTTGCATACACTTTTTCCCATTTAATTTTTTTCATTGCGTTAATTAACGCACCGGAAATAGACTCTCCCAACTGTTCAAGGTCTTTGATTTTGCTTTTGAATTTCTTAAAGATGGTGTCCGTCTGAACTAATCCACCATCAGCACCGGTGCCGCCACCAGCACCTGAACCAGATCCAGAACCAGAACCTTTATTCCCGGAACCGGAAGTATTATCTTTACTTTGTTTTGAAATAACCTTTAATTCATCAAATGCACGAGTTGCCTGTTGGATTTCCTTTTTTGCTTTCTTGGCATTTTTTGCGATACCGCCTGTGTTTTTTCCTGCGTTTCCTGCGGCATTACTCAAATCATCCATGCCATCAGATGCGCTTCCAATATCATCAGCAAGACCGCTGATTCCTGCTCCTTTGCTTGCTTCATATTTCCATCCGAAGATAGAACCTAAAGCATTTGTTACCATTTCCGCAAAAGAAATCACCTTCTGTAGAACCGCATTAAGCACCTTGATAAATGGCTTAAATGCATTGATTAAACCACCACCAACGACCGCTCCAAGTGCTTTGAAGTTCTCTCTAAGCATGGTTATCTGGTTATGCCACGTATCGGCTGTACGTGCAAAGTCCCCGGTGATATTGGTTGTATGCGCAAGCACATACTGATAACGCAACATAGCTTTTTGAGCCTGCGTCATTGAGGAAATGTTCGCATCAAGTCCTTGCTTTAATGCCCATTCCTTTAATGTTGCCTGTGTCAAGTCGATACCATAACGCCGCATAGGTGCCGTAGTACCGGAAAATACAGATTGCAGACTCTTGGCAATATCTTCTTGACTCACATCATAGAATGAAGCCATATCTCCGGCTAATTCGGTCAACCGGATAGACATTTTTGCCATCTGCCCTTGCGGAATATCAAGGGCGGTTCCCATTGCTTGGAAACGGCTTGCAAACTGTTTCGCGGACAATTCAGACATACCAAATTTTTCAATTGATGTTTTTGCGAAATTGTTAATTAGGCTTTCATACTGCCCGAATGTCTGCCTTACAACGTTCTCAACCTCTGTCAAACTTGATGATATGTCAATGGCGTCTCCAAGTAGCCTAAATCCACGGAATAAAGCCCAATACGTTGCATACACTTTTCCGATTGCAGACGCAAGGGAGAACGACTTCTTGGTAACCGCAGAAGCACTTGAACTAAATCCGCTAAATGAGCTTGTTATACTCTTTGCCGCTGTTCCTGCCGCTCCACCGGTACGTGATAATTTTGCCAATGCATTTGTCATGTCAATAATATTCCGGCTTACGCTAGGGGCTTTCGACAGTTCAGACATAAGCTGTCGCATTGCCGTGGCAAGTTTCGGGATATTTTCAATCGCTTTGGTGGAACTCTGGTAACCAAGCTGTTTGATTGCAGATGCAAGATCGGTCAGACCCTTAACAGATGCTGACATTCCAGAAATCCCTTTTAATGCATTGGAAATCTGACGCATAGAACCAGCCGCGGCATTAATCTGTTTGCTGTTGATGGAGCCTAATTTGCTTACGTTTCTTGCGACTGCGGAAAAAGTCCGTGTGTCAATTCCACGCATTGCCGTCATTGCCCCTGCAAGTCGGTTTACCCCTGTGGAAAGACTATTCAGATTCCCGGTACTAAGTCCAGAAAGCGCGGAAGATAATCTCCCAAGTCTTGTCACAAGCGCATCTATCCGACCGCTTACCTGTTGTGCCTGTGCTTGGATTTTTATTTCAAGAGACTCTAATTCCATTTATCCACCAACTTCCTATAACTTTTTTAGGTTAGCGGCTATCTTCCACATTGATAGCCGGTTAAAAAGACGGTAGGATTTGACCCCTACCGCCCTTGAATTACTTTTTCAGTTTTCCCTTTTTCAGAAGAGAAATCATTTTTGAATTTTCCTCTGATGTAAACTTAAAATTGGAAAATCCGTTCTTTTTTGCGATTTCCGCGCGATGTTCTTTTGACACATCATCTTCCCCAACCGCTTTTAATGCTTCAACGATTGATCCAGATTTTCCGGTATACATCGAATAATACTTGCTTGCATTTTTCTTTGCTCCACTTACAACGATTGCAGTGTGACCTTTTGTACGCGTCACAAGAATGTCCCCGTTGTAAAGCAGTTCTCCGATTCGGTAAGAACCAGCATCGGTAAACAAGCCGGATTTCAAAAGAATGATTCTTTCGTTTGCAGTATTGAAATCTCCTACATCCTTCCCGAATGCATGGATAATACAAGCGCGTACAAGAGAAGAACAATCGCATTCCGTCTTAACCTTTGCGCTAATGCCATGTTTAATGACTCCGTAGCGTTCCGATTGGTCATAGCCGATGTTTTTGTTGCCACACGCAATCTTCATAGCTTCAGCTAACTTCTCCGCAACCTTATTATCCTTTGCTCTTAACACATTCCATCCCTTAGAATGGTTGTAAAACTTCTGCGTAGACACTTCCTGTCCGGTCTGGTCTCCGGCTTTTCCGCCAGAATAGCAGTTTCCGTGTTCATCGTGTCGCGCACTTCCGATAATTACTGCCATGGTAATACCTCTTTTCTTAAACTATCTTTGGCTTTGGTAAATGTGATTTCCTTGATTCAGCCGCCCATGCTTCTTCCGCCTTAAGCATTTCTCGTATCTCAGCATCGGGATCGTCCGTATTATGCTTTTCGATGGAATCATAGCAAGTTTCTTTCACGTACTTACTATTACCCTTACCGAATGTAGCATCTATTGCGGTCACAAGTGCTGACGTTGCATATCTGCCAAACCACATATACATTTCCACATCGCGTTGCTTCCATTCTGCCTTGTATGCATCCACATAAGGCTTAAGCAACTCTGGATTCATCATATCTATATCATCAACGGAAAATCCGTAGCCTTTCGTTACCACAAGGTAAAACGGACGGATTTCCGCAACGTAATATTCCCATGTTAATTCTTGGTTTTCGCTTTGGATGGGGTCTTTTTCTTCTCTTTCTCCTGCTCCTGCGCTCTCTCCAACGACTCCATCATCTGCGCTAAAAAACCGTTTGTCATCATTTCCTCCTGCATATCAGCGAATAAATCCATGCAGTTAATCTCGTTTGTGTCAATCGCATCATAGAGAATGTCGGACACCTTCTCAAGCTGCTCATCGTAGCCTTCGTTTGTTTTGTAATCATATCCAAATTCTTCATTGTGATGCATCTGCAATCCCACAAGAAGTGTCTTAGGAAGCGTTTCAAGAAGAATATCTTCCATAGAGGAAATATCTTCCATGTCCTGTGTCTTCATAATATCCTGTAAGATATGTGATTTTAACGATGGTCTTGTTGCAAACTGAATTGTATATTCTTTTCCACCTAATTTAACTTTCATGTTTTACCTTGCCTTTCTGCCCTATATTGGCAAGGGGCAGTATTGCCACCGCCCCATTGTTGCTTATCTTATTGCTTCAAGTTCTGCGATCGACCGTTCATCCTCGCCTACCGGTGCGGTCGATTGCTCGTCCGATAGGCTTTTTACCCCACCACTGTTACGGTAAATGTGCCATCGTTGTTATCAACGACAGTCAGCTTATCTGTAACAAGCTCTGATGCTGTACTTGGAATAACTGTTACCGTCATTTCAAGGATTTCATCGTTTCCACCTACATCGTTAGGTGTTGCTGTTGCAGTTCCTACATATGCGTATTTCGCTACACCTCCGATACCGTCCGTTCCGTACAGATGGATAATATCAAGTTTTTTATCTCCATATCCATCCACCTTTGAAAGATATTCTTTTTCAAGGTTTCCTGTGATTTCTCTTGAATCAGAAGTCTTAATTCCTTTTTCAAAAGTCTGCTGGTCATCTTCCATCGTGGTTGACTCAACTGTGTTTGGCGGTGATGCAGGGCTTGGAACTGACTTAGCCGCAACCAAAAGATTGTATGTTCCTGCAAAATCGGCCTGTTTTTCCGTGTGCTCTTTTACAATGACACGCGTTTTATAACTTGTTGATGCCATATTTTCTACTTCCTTTCTGCTTATAGCTGATCTAAATGCTCAATGTTTCCAATTACGCGAGTTGCGCGGAATGTAACCGTTCGCACTTGCTTGGAAATTGTTTGAATTACATTTGATACCTCAAACATTTGTTGTTTAAAAAAAGACACCGCATATGCTGCGATGTCCTTAGTTGCCTTTCTTGAACCTTTGTTTGTAATTGTGATCTGAAATGTTGGGCGAATTGCATTGATTGTCTTTGCTTCGTTAGTTCGTCCGGCTTCTGTACCACCGATTTGTCTGACTAAAAGTGTCGGGAATGTTGCGGTGCCGCCCGATTCTTCATCTTGCGTCACCTTAATTCCTCTTACCTTGCTCTCCATGTACGATTTTAAAAGGGAACATAAGGTGTCTTCAAAATCAAGTGCCCAACTATTTAACTCATTTTCCACCGAATACCTCCCTTGCAATCTTTACATACTGTTGAATAATCTGTTGTTCCGCATTATACATAGGCATTGTGGCTTTGATACCGTGGGTATAACGCCATGTTTCGGTCTTATCATCCCAATAGTACCAACCATCTTCAAAAGCGTGTATTTGCCCAGGATAAGTGCCGACACCGAATCCAAGTTCCGGTGCTTTGGGGTTCTCTGCGGAATTATAAAAAATACCGGCTCCAAACTCTACCGCCAACAAAGTATAGAATGGTTCTCTATCTTCTGCCGTTACCGTTTTTCCGGTCGCAATGAGAATCGCGTTCGAGGTCATTAACTGCGGTGCTTTATCTACCCTTACCGTTATCGTGTTTCCTAATGGTGATTCCGATATGTGTTGTATTGCCACCGTCTGACCTATCTGTGCAAGCCTAGAAACAAGTAAATCGCATTTAGCCTGTAAACTATCGCGGTACTTTTCTAATTCCTTTATGGCGGCTTGTATGGATTTAGTGGATAGTGTCATTGAAATAGTTTTCTTTGCCATGTGATTACCTACTTAATATTCTTCCGAAGAAGAAACAAATCCGTGGTCAGTCCTTCATCGGCAACGCCTTTTACGATGTAATCTGCGGTTTCTGAATCCACAAGTCCATCATCAGTGCGTTTGACTTCCGAACGTTTCCACACCACATCACCGGCTTTCAGTGGCAAATATCCTTTATCCGTGACAAGCTGACAGTATGATGTACTATCATCAATTCCGAATTCTTTCACAAGGGCTTCTGACAACTTATTGCTGATATTGGCCTTGAATGTCGTAGGTTCTGAAAACCCTTCAATTTCCTCGCCTTTTGGAATCTTGTTGCCTTCGGAATCTAAATAAGGTACAAAGTTTCCATCGGAATCCTTGTACCCTTCATAGACAATATCTCCATTTTCGTCAGTTTGTGGGATAAATACCCTCTGACCGGATTGTGAATACTTCATTTCCTGCTTGTTAATGTCAAGCATTGGTGTTTTCCTCTGGGATTCCGGCAACACTTGTCAGAAGTGATAACACTCCGGCAAGGACTGATGCAGAAAGAACATATTTCCAATCCACCGCGCCCATAAATGCCGCCGTTCCAATTCCGGCAATTGCCGCCTGCGCAACAGTCTTGATTGCTCGGATTCCGGCTTTCTTAGTCCAATCCTTCCAATTCCTCATGGCTTTTATCTCCTTTCCCTATATGAATCTCTTCAATCTCATGTTTCATTTTCGTAACCATGCCATTTCCACCTAACGCATGGTACGCATCATACATCTCACAGAAGTTCTGATAGGCATATGACGGTATTTCTCCGATTCTGGTGTACTTTGCATGGTATTCAATGAGCTGGACGCGCAAAAGAAGCATTGTTCCTTTACTGTTCGCGTCCCTGCTTTTCTTTTGCTGTTTAAGAAGCCAAACTATATATCCAAGCACTATCGGAAGTGCCACAAGATAAGTTTGAATCAAAATACTTTTCATTTGAATCTCCTTTTGACACACTGCCCACCACCGCTTAATGTGCGCCGCCTGCTAACATATTGCTGACATCAGCAAAATGCTAACGCTCAATCTTCTTTAATTACATTGCTTTTACAAACGGAAACACACCAGCAAAAAGGCTTTCACGGTCTTTCCATGTCCGGCTCACACCGTTTTCGGAGAAACTTGCCATGTAAGCTTCACCGGCTTGTGAGCGATCGTACACTGCCAAATTGACCATAATGTTTTCATAATTCTTAACATCACTGTCAATCTGGTCTTGCGCGTATGTGTCCGGATAGTTCCGTCTGCTGATAATCTCTTTTCTTGCCTGCTCTAAAAGCTGTTCAATCAAAGGGTTACATTCTTTTTCATCAAACACAACTTTATCGGACTTTTCCCCGGTCTCTTCATCCTCTACCTCTTCTATATGAAATTGTTTTAAGCGAATCTTTACCTGTTCGACAAGCGTGTATGACATAAGCGATCTCCTACAGATTAAATTTTGCAATCAGAATTTCTTTCAGTTCCGCACCGCTTGTTGTTTGTGCATTTTCAATCCCCTGCTCCGTGGCAAGTTTTTGCAAGTCTGCGGTACTCATTCTGTTGATTTCGGTCTTTGTATACCCAACGGAAGATACCGGAGAATTACTCTCCGGCACCTCTTCTCCTGCGTTATACCATTTACCATTATGAATCACTATATATGGATATTTCATAGTTGCACCCCCTACTCTTCGCTATGAACCTCATATACAAATGTGCTATCCATATTTTCATACGATGGAAGTACAACCTCGGATGCAAATGTTGACATCTTCATAGGTGGTCCATACTCTGTCTTTGTAGCGACTGTAATACCTACGCCATATGTTGTCACATCAACATTAGGTACCTGTCTTGCAGTTCTTTCTTCCGGTGTAGTGCCGAACCAAGTGCTTCCAAGGCTTCCTTCTGGAAGAAGTGTAACCTTGTTATCCGGGTAGAAGTACTGCTCTTTGCCATCATCATCAATGTACATCTTATCGTAAAGTACGATAGTGAGCTTTGCTCTCTTCTGCACTACTGAAATAACAGTATCATCGTCAACCTCAATAGTTGCTGTAAGGTTCTGTGCAAGGATCGAGTTTCTTATCTGTGCATTATCAAGCAGGTATTGGAATGTATTGCTGTTCATAAGCGCATATCTAGCAATCTTACCCTGCTTCTGTAACTTCTTTCTTGCATTGTTAAGGTCTGTAAGTGGCTTTGAATTAGCTGTATCGCTCCACATGCTTGTGCCGGATAACTTTGCGTAATGGTCTTTTGCGTATGAACCATCCTTGTCATAATCGTAAGCGTACTGAACGCCATCACTTACAATAGCAATTACCGGATGACCTGCATTTGTGGAAAGAAGCGACATTCTCATACGCTCCGGTACAACTTCTGCGCCGCTTACAAGGTTGTTAGTATCGTCATATACGCTTGACAAAGCACTTGCAAGATAAGGGTCGTCTTCTGATTGAATACGCTCGATTTCAAGCATTTCCTCTTCACCAACTGTCATTCCCTCACGGAAAAATGCCATCTGAGTTTTTTCCTTACTTAATCCACCTCTAGCTCTAAGAGTTGGAATTGTGTCAAAGTTAGATGGCGCAAGCGAAACCGGTAAACCCTTGTGTGTCTTAATCCAACTTAAATCAAGCCCCTGCTTCTTTCTTTCTGGAAACCACTGTAAACCAAGATAAGGTATCTGATTACTAGCGTTTTCTTTTGCCGATAATGCGATAGACTTACTGTCTAATACTTCATTAATTAACATCTATTTACCTCCTGTTATTATTCAAATACAATCATTGGAAGAGCTGTTTTAACCGCTTCGTCATATGTAACGCCGGAATGTGCTTCTGCTACCTTTGTGTTAAGATATGCTTTCTTGAGCAGTACTCCCTGTGGTCTGTCCTCTGTTACATCAAACCTTAAAATACCTACTACTGTGGCTGTATTGTCAGCCTTACCGTTTGCTCCGATTGGAGTACCTGCTTTGACAATTTTCTTGCTCTGTGCGTTTTTAGTTGTTACACCATCAAAATCAAGTGTTAATGGAATTGCTTCATTAGGATCTCTCTTTAAAATCTGAACATCTCCTGCGTATGAAGTTTTTTCGTACTGCATATTCATTTCCTTTGCCATTTTTTACCTCCTGTTATTGTTGAATGTAATGTGATAAAACGTCATTGTTCTTAGGTGCATTAGATATAAGGCTTTCTGCTATCTTTTCAGCATTTGTCTTATTATCTGCACCGGCCTTATTACCACCAGCCGTGCCACCGCCCGGATTCGTACTGCCATTTGCAATCTCCTGTTCCTTGGCTTGCGCTGCGGCGGTCTCTTTTTCGGACATAATCTTTCCAAGTTCGGCTGTATCAAAGCTGCCATCTTCTTTTACAATTGTTTTTGCCTGCTCTGCGGTTACCTTGAAATCGGTCATAGCCTTTTCACGTAAATCTCTAATAGCATTATTTTTCTGCAACTCTGCAATTTGCTGATTAGCTGTGTCTAATGCCTTATTTGCCTTTTCAAGCTCTGTCAGATTTCCAGCTTGCAATTCATCAAGCTGTTTCTGTAAACCATCTGCTGTGTCAGCTTTAGCCTTGTAGCCATCGGCTCTGTCTTTCTCTTTCTTTGTTTCGCCATTGACCTGATTCAGATAATTGCTTACCTGTTCATCCGTAGGCTCTGCCACTCCGATAGCGATAAGGTTCTGTTTTGCCTGTTCTCTTGTCATGATTACCTCCGATTCACTACGCTTTTTTACGTTGGTTGCTCAACTTGTGATTTCTCCTATTTCACGCATAGGTGCAAATTTATAAAATAAAAACAGCCACCGATCACTCGGTGACTGTCTTATCTTTGTTTGTCTGGCTCTGTGTGCCATCTGTATTCATTTTATTTATCAATTCTTTTGCTTTCTGTTCCTGTGCTTCTACATCATCAATGGTTTTCCACAGATTATCCAAGTACGGCTTTGACAACAGAAATGTCTTTTCTGCATCTCCCCAAAGTCCGACAGATTTAATTGCCACAAGTGGATGAATACCGGCTTGTAAAAGCTGATATAGTGTCTGTGACTTGGTGTACATATTGTCTTGTGGACTATGATTTATCTGAACGTCGAAGTCGCGCAAACTTAATCCCAAATCATGATCCCGTATGCGAATCACATTCAAAACAACTTTCGCAAGTCTTTTTTCAGCCGACTTTACAATCGGGTCTTTCAGTTTTGCTCTCGACTTTGAGAAGTCCCATCCGTTTCTAAGTTCAACCGCTCCCTGTGTATCTCCACCGGAATTATTGTTGTTCTTATTTGGTATGGCAAGAATGGACTGTGCATTATCCCACAGATCATCCTTTGCAACTTGGCACTCTGTCTGATTCAGCTCTTGCGTCATAATGTCAACATCTGATTTATTATCTTTGTTGATAGACTTAACTGTAAGAGCGTGATTCATTTTCATTTTTTTAAATGTTTCTTCATCAACCTCGCAATTTACGAATTTTACCCAAAACTGAACAAACTGCTCAACGCCATCCATTCGGTTTGACTGCATTGTATTGATTGCATCCAATAGTCCGATCACAAGCTCAATATCAGAAATGCGCTCATGGTTGTTCGGAAACTCGACAATCGGGATTCCACCAAAACCATGCAGTTTCCAACCTCGAACCTCTCCATTTACAATCTTGCATTCGTAAGAGTCCGTGTAGCAGAGTTTATACATCTGTCCATCGGCATCCTTAAGCTCTTGGATTGCTAAAAGTGGTTCTTCTGTGGATTCATTATAAATAACAAATGTATTCATTGGTGTTGGCGCAACAATCCTAAATGGTATATCTCCATTTTTTGTAATCTGTACCGCCTTAAATGACGTTCCGGTTGCTGATTGCCACTCTCCTGCCTTAATATCCTTTTCCTGCTTATTAGCATCGGTCAGATAATCGTTAAATTCATCAACGGCATTGTTTATTCGGTCATCGTCTTTTCTGCTGATAAGCTGAATTGGCTCACCGTAAGTCTGACCAACCTTGAATTGAACAATCTCATAGGCATGGTTTTCAGATACCTTATTGGTTATATCCGCATTTTGTACCTTTGTTCGGTACAATACAGGCTGATCGCCCTTGTAGTAGTTCCAAAGATACCGAATGATCGTCTTGTTGAAATAAAATGCACCAATGCAGTTTCCGACAACATTTACGATATTGTCTGCAGTAATCTGTTCTACGTTAGCATATGCAATTTTTCTTCCGTATCTTCCTTTTACAAGGTCATGGAAATACTGTGTATTCTTCATATAAATAAAACTCCACTACTGCAAGCGCGTTTCGGTATTGGCTTCGTTTCAATCTTGCCTGTTGCCACGCGATAAATCACAATATGATTGCATTTTTTACATTTACACGGATGGTCTATCGTAGATCTCCCATCATAATGTCCGGCAATTCTTCCGCAATCCGGGCAATATATAGTTACTTTTTTCATAGCAACCTCTTTCTTGTAAATAAAAAACACTGCCATTTCTGACAGTGCCTTTTACGGGTTATATACTTTGTGGGTTGTAGAAATTTGTTTTTCTACTCTTTTAGTATATCATGCAAGTTTTGGGAAATGTTGTGAAAGAGTGTGAACTATTGTGTACTTTTATGCACTCTTTTCAGAATAAAGCTGTCCATAACGTCTTTCAAACTCCTGCAATGCTCTTTTCCTAAGTTTCATAATGTTCCTGTAGGAATATTTCATCTCAACAGAGATCAAGTTCCAATCTTTTCCATTGACATAATGTGATGAAAGCACGATATATACATCTGTATTATCCATACTGTCAATTTGTGATATGATAATACGTCTTTTATCAACCAATTCGTCTACAAGTTTCTGAACCTCATTCTGTAAATCAACAATCTTCGATACCGCGCTCCCCATTTTGTCGGGATTGCCGGATGATTGCACATCCACCTCTTTCGGAGATATGGATATAGAAGTCGCCATATCAGATAGCTTCTTTATTTCTTCCAGCTTATTTGCAATCGCATGGTCAATTCTGCTTATCTGTGAAAGATATTTGTCTGTTGTCATATCCTAATACCTCCTAAATGGGTTTACTGCCGCTTCTACCTTTGCGGTATTGTTTGGGTTTTCTATAAACATTTCAAGCTGGGTTAAACCGTCTGCCGCATCGTCATGTTCATTACCGCCAATACTTACAAACATAGATAGTTCATCCATAGCCGCTTGATATTCGTCATTTCTATAATATCTTGTTACTCCAATATCTGAATCTTTCTTCATTTGTTCCTGCGTCGGTCGGTGCGTATCAAGAAATATGAATTTTCTCTTAACATCACCTGAATACGCTATGATCTTTGATAATTTTTCAACCTTGTTTGGTGCTTTTCTGCTTGTGCATGAGCATTTATAGTCCTGTTCCTGCAGCTTTTCATCTACATATTGGCAATACAGATCGCCCCCGGTATTTCCCTCAAATCTTGTCTGCCGAATCTCATTCCCGATAATTCGTCCAACAACAAGAGGGATTGTTACCTCTTTCGGACCTTTGTTGAATACCCAATCGTAAATATAAACATCACCGTTTTCATATTCTGCCCCAATTGGCATTGACAAGCTATCGCCGCCGCCCCAAGCAACATCCACAACTCCAATGCGCCGGAAATCTCCATCCGGCAGTATTCCGTTAAATAGTCTCAAATCCGTATAAAGCAATCCCTCTCGGACATATGGTTGCTGCATAAACTTAGCCATCCATTCGGCATTGTCAAGCTTATCTCGCATATCCCGATAGTATTCCGTGGAAAATCCGTTGATTTCATACGCGAAATTGCTTTCGTCATTTTCATTAAGTGCCGGAATCTTACGGAATCGGTATTGCGGGTCATGCTCATATTGCTTTCTCATGCGCTCCAATGGGTCTAAAACATTCCAAAGAGTACCGACCATCAATTCCCTTGCACCGTCATTTTTACGGTCAACCATCTTGTTTAGGTACTCTTGGTATGTGTTTTCCATTCGAGTAGGACTTAATGAATGCTCTCGATCACGCACCAAGTCATCGACATACAAATATCCATCTTTTGAAACATCGACCGCTCCTGTCCATGTTCCATCAATACCACGGCACGTTACGGTTGCGAATCTGTCCGGATCTCCAAGCGTAATTGTAAATTCATCAGCACTTTTGTCCGTTGGAAGTGCTGCGTTTGCGTATTCCGGATGCCAATAAGCAAAAAGTTCCGCAAACGTATATTCTTCTGTGGTAAAAAGATTCATCAGTTCTTTGTAAAATCCTTTTGCCAAAATACCAGAGTGACCACCCATAGCACTATGGCTGTTTGGTCTGCGCAAAGCCACCCACGATAGGAAGAAAATGCAGATAGTCGATTTACCAACACGCGATGGCATTGATAATCCGTAAAATTTAATCTTTCGGTTTTCCAAATCTTCAAGATCTTGGGCAACAATATTCAGCGTCTTGCGGCGTGGATAATAAAACCGTTTACTCCAATTTCTTTTGCGCTCCATAAAGTAGATGAAGCTCTCAAAACGATAAAAGCTCTCTAACCGCAAGACTTCATAGAACTGATCCACAAGTTTGTATCCGCCTTTAATGTCGTGATTCTGCGCATATCGTTCAAGTTCCCATATGCTACCGCCCGCATTTTTCTGCGTAAATTCATTGATTAAAGCCTTTGTTCTTTCGGTTATAGTCAATCCGTAGTCAACGTCTTTTTCCGTCCGAATTGCCACATTGCACGCTTTCAAAAGGGCATCTATTACCTGTTCATCAACGCCTTTTCTCTGTATGTAGTTTTCATATCCATTTACTGCATTGATTAACTGCTTTGAAGCCAAATAAAAAACACCTCCGCAAAAGCAGAAGTGCCTTGACCTCTGCCTATAACTGTTTTAGGGTAGCGACTAACTCCGTTTGTTAGCCGGTAATATCACTTAATCAATATCTGCAATGCTCTCTACAAAGCAGTTGTAGTAGATATATCTCTTGCCATTAAAGTCAAACTTGACATATCCACCATCGTTTGTACTAAGGTCAATTTTGCCTTTATATGTTGCAAGTTCTTTACCATCTGCCGTATATATAGTAATGGTTCTCTGCATACCGCCATTTGCATCGCTTTTCATGTCTACCACAAATCTGTCCCACGATGCACATCCGGTCATTCCTAAACACAATGTCAATCCTAATGCAATTGCTATAATTTTCTTCTTCATAATCTTGCCTCCCTAAATTCTTGCAACTACGTGTTCTTTTGCAAATTCTTCTTTTTCCGGGTCGTAAATAACCGAACCGTTTTTGTCAGTCTTATTCTTATCAAATTTGCAAGAAATTTTTATGCATGGGTATCTCAATGGCGTGCATTCAGCATGGAAATCAATATTATACACTCCCTTTTGCCATTTCCCATTGGCATAAATCTTTGTGTAACCGCCTTTTCTAGTTTTGATTATGATTTTTGAACGCGTTTTCTTCATTTATCCCCCAATAATAAGTTTTAAGTCAATATCTGATTCCCTTACAAGCGTCATGAATTGCCCGAACTTCAAGCCATAACTCGCAATGTCCTTTAGCAATTCCTCTCGCCTGTTTTAATATGTCAAAATATGACATATTAAACTCTTTTTTGTGTTTAAGAAAATGCTTGATGTAAAAAATCATCTCTTTTTCGTACAATTTTCTGGTATTATGTTTTACCCTGTTGTCAAAAATAAGGCAATGTATTCTCTCCCTCATTTCCAATGCACCTTGAACCCTTTCTTTTTATACTCCCCTACGGCTTTTTTAAGGCTCATATCGTCCTCATACTTTTCATTCAGCATAATCACCACATTGCCTTTTTCAATGCCGTATATGTTGCAATTTGCAAGTTTCTTAGCCGTTCCAAGGATAGATTTTGCCTGCTTGCGGCTCATTTCATAGGTTTGGGTTCCCATATTAACAGTCATTTCTCATAAACTCCTCAAAATCTTTCCTGCACTTAGGGCATAATTCATAAGTTTTCTTAAGTTTTCCGCAAAATCTTGTTTTGTAAAGCTCGCACGAAATTTCATCTTCTGTAAATCTAGCTACCGGTTCTGAATATGTACCACAAGGCACATATTGTAGCTGTTGTCTTGGCTTGAATTTTATTTCAGCACCGCACCTGTCGCAAGTGTGCCATTCTTTTTGATGTTTCATTCTTCCACCAGCTTTCTACCGCACATAGGACAAAATGCAATATTTGCCACTCCTGCGCCGTATTCTCCGGCACTATTCGTAAAAACAAGCGCGTGTTTGTCTGCAATTTTCCGAATTTCTATTTCGACTCCAGACGGGGTTCTTCCGTTTTCATCCGGAGTAAGAAAATCCCAATCCGGTATTCCAATTCCTATGTTTTTGCAAAAATCACACATTCTTACGCCCCTCCCCTTTATTAAATACCACGTTTTCAAATATTGCCGTTTCTACCTTCTCCGGCTGATTTTCTGGGATGTTCCTTACCGGAATCTGTGTAAATAGGTATTTGCAATAAGGACACCTATCAACTTTGGAGTCAAGTATTAACATTCCACAGCACAAGCAACTTTTCATAATTCATACCTCAATCAAAGTAATTTTTTCGGAACAATACGATGCAAAATGCCGTCCGCATCGAAATATGGTTCTTCGTAATGACGCGCCCATGGTTCTGACATCGACAATCTTATGTAATCATCTAACGACAATTTCTGCGCCTCTGATCCTATAAGACCTAAACTATAATTTCCTGCATTTTCATATGGAGTTTTGCAATAAGGACACACCTTTTTATCAGTTTCAATCGGTGCGCCGCAATTCACGCAGCTTGTCATAATTCACACCTCAATCATAGCAAAAATCGGAATCCTCGTGAGATTCCGTGTCTTTTATATGATATAAATATTCCACAATGTTTTTATCATACTTACACACCATTTTGCGTAAATACCAACCATCGAATAGCGGCACAGGGAATCGAACCCTGTCAGCCAAAACCATGCCAACCGCTTTCAAATCTGCAATTTCTAATCACGGAAGGGTTTTCTGTTTTCAATAATACCACTACCATCCATAAGTCTCCACTGAACGGAACTATTGCAGTAGCACCCGACTAGGTGGAGATAAGGAATTGATGTGGCGAGGATTTGAACCTCGCAGAAAAGATTTACTTCCTCATAATGTCCCTGAGTAATACTTTCTCTGTATTGCATTTTGCAATAGACATTTCATAGCGTTTACCCATTCCGCCACACATCAACGCCCTATTTCGGGCAAGCGCAGTGTGTAGGACTCGAACCTACAAGGCGAACAATCGCCCGACCGGATAGCAACCGGCTCCAATTCCATTATGGGAACACTGCAAAATTTTCTACATATCGTCAACGAACTCTCATCGTCCTGTTTCCGCGCTTTTTAAGTCGACAACGCTTCCATCACAAGAAAAACATCATTCATTACACCAAAACTCGTCAGCCTTGTCACATAAACAATATTTTACAACGCATGGGGAAGATAGGAATTGAACCTACAATGTTTACCACTTAGGAACTGATTTACAGTCAGCCGCAACACCGCCAATCGTTGCCGCTTCCCCAGAACCGCCATCAGACGGTTAGCAATAATGTTTTTCGTGCCGTGCGTTGCACTATCCGGTTTCAGCTTTTCACCGGAAGCTAAATGTTACCATGCAAGTCTATTTCCCGGGTTCTACTCCGCATTAAATTATCACAGAGCAATAAACAAGCATCGTATTTCAGTCAAAACATAGACCGCCTGCAAGCAGGCAGCATAATTTGACCGAGTAGGTGGGTGAGGGTTTGCACCTCACATAAACCGTGCACTGTTCACATTGGAGGGAATCGAACCCATAGGACTTCAACCATGAGTTTTTAATCTTTGTCCTGTCTCTTCCATCTGCGCGTCTACCTATTCCGCCACCACCTAATTTCATGGCTCATGCACCGTGGGATAGATGCATGATAGAATACCACCGGACGGTCTCGCACCGTCCTTAACAGAATCGTCCTAGTGGCGAAAGGAGGAACCCAAATGCTTGAATCACTCAACCAAGGGTTCAAGTACGTATGGAAAACATACGTGGCTACATGAAACGTCAACATGCAACCGATTAGGTTACCGGGATTCGAACCCGGAATGCAGGAATCAAAATCCTGTGCCTTACCGTTTGGCGATAGCCCATCATTTCCAAATGACCATAATATTCATTGCAAAGATCGCGTATGAAAGCAAATAACCAATTGCGTTTGAATTGTCTTTTTGTTTTACCTGTCCTCCCATAAGTCCAAGCATTACGAGGACATCTGTCGCTGTTGCAATAACTTTCAAAGTCATATCAATATCTCCCATCATCAAAGCTGTGTTCCTGTTTGAATCGTTCCATTTCATTCACGCTCATGCCGAAAAGTCCGGCAGATTCATCAGAGTCCGTATGTTTGAAGTATTCGCCCTGTTGTGGAAACATGAACCGGAACATAGCATAATTCGCAACGTCACACAGATATTCAAGATTCCCGGTCTCTTCAAACTTGGCAAGGCACATTTTCAAACTTTCGATTGCATCCACATTTCCGGTAGAAAAGTTCATTCTTGCCGATCCGTATTTGTAATACGACTGTTCAATCAAACCTTTGCGTTTTTCATCAAAGGTTTCGGAATACTCGGTTTTCATCAACTCATTGCTGCAGCTTGCCATTAAACATCACCATCCGCTCTTCGTTTGGATTTACAACTTTACCATTGACGCAGCCTTTCAATCCGAGTTCACAATTTCGTAAATAACATCATCACGATAATTGCCTGTAGCATCTCTAACGCTGTCTTTCAGAACGTGTTTATTTCCGCTATGTTTCTCGCAGAATTTATCATAACTGCGTTCTGCCGGATTGCCACCGATCATACGCCACTCAACCCGATGTAAAGTTGATGTAAGCTCTTCTAGCTTCTCAAACACGTCTTTCCCGACAACAGGATTTCCGCGGTCAAAAGACATCAGCCCAAAATTGTAAGCCTTGGATACATAGTAATCAACTTGGTATGAAAGATACCCTATCAACTTATAGTTGCTCACGATTGCAAAATCGAATCTTCCATCATCTGGATTATCTGATATTTCCGGAGTCCATTGTCCTAGACATCCGGTTTCAAACAACATGTCTTTCGTGTAGTAAAGCTTTTGAAACTCTCTTTCAATCTGGTCTTTGTATAGTATCGCAGGTACCAACATACGCTTTCACCTCTTACTATGCTTTTTTGTTTTTTAAAATTTTTTGGAAATGTAGTTGCGATTCGCAACGTGAAAGTGAATTGTTATAAATTTATTATAGCCTATTTACAGTGAAAGTCAATGGGTGTTATTGTAAGTGGCTTTTTATTGCTATCGGTAAAGCACTATTGCGCTATAACCTTTCTTACAGCCATTGAATACGTGTGTAGAATATTTAACATCTACTATCTCGTAAGACTCGGATAGAGCCTTTATCATTCTATTTACCTCTTCTTGAAATTCTTCTGAGTCTGTAGAATCTATTGGCTCTGTAATTTTCATTGGATTCATGTATGCTCCTTTGCTTGAATAAGGCTTTTTGTTTTTTGAGGTATTTGAGGGACTTAGTAGCCGCCCGGTGGTCTTTCTGCCAGACCCCCTCCCCATCCTTTTTCTGCAAACATGGAAATCTAAAATATTTTCCGTTTCGTTTTGTTGTCATTGTGTGAAAATCAAATTGTTTTAATACAATTCATGTCATACCCTTGCAACTATTCGCAAAACCTAACTTTTCCGAATAGTTGACGAATAGTTAAAACGCTACAACCCTTGGTATTACTGCATTTGTGAATTGTAGAATAACCACACACAATTCAGACCGTATTATTTGCCACTGCATCCGTGAATTGTGTGTCGATTACGTGCAATTCTTGACTCTTTTTCTCGTCCAGCCTTGGCAGCTCCTGCGCTGTGATTGCCTTGCGTTGCGTGGCATTATCGCCAATGCCCGGCTGATTCATGCCGAATTCGTTGTTTCCAACAAACATGGTGCCCACCGGGCTATTGGAATCATATGCCCTATCGAGTATACAATCCTTACGAGATCGTTGCAATTTTTGCCACATCTTGAAAGTCAGCGAACTTGGTTCATCACTAGCCCATATATCCATTGTGTTTGTAGGTATATTGCAAAAATAACTAAATGCCACTGTACTTACCAACTTGCTATACACATTGGAGATGTATATATAATAATCACAAAGTTTATATAATACCTCTCTGTCATACCTGTTACAGTTAGTTGGTATAGTTGCATTACCAAGAGGTTTCAAACTCTTGTCTTTAAGTACCGATGTATCCGAGAATAAATGCATACCAACATACTGCATTACAGCTTTCCATTGTCTCTGTCCAGCTTTTAACAGATCATCAATGTGAAATTCTATACATGCCTGATCTATTAAATCTTGTACAGTTGATGTGTATATCTGTACTGTACCCAGATCCACTATAAGGGTTGTAAGATCTACATTCTCTACACTCTCTACATCCTGCATATATTCACACCTCCAATCCGTTTTATTTCTCTCTGCTTTTGGTATACACTATTTCCGGGTTTAAAGTCAAGCCTTATTTTTTTACGGTGATATTATATACTTACGCCGCGCGCGTATGCGGATATAACTTAAATATAAACCTATAGGCTTTAGATACATTGTATTATTATTAATTTAAAAGATTAAGAAAAAGATAGAGAAAGAGAAACATAGTTCTGAAAAAGCGACGTCAGACGATTGTGTCGTGTTATGTCAGACGATTGTCAGACGATTTTTTTGTAAAAACTAATACTATTCTATCATTTTCGGACTTGTCAAGAACCTAATACAACTAGCCTTGTTTATAAAAATTTAAGAAAAGTTTTATAGTTTATTTACGATTTTTCTGAGATTTTGTAAGATATGCCCGGACGCGTTGTTGATTTTTTGGACATGGCAAAAAGAAAAGGCAGCCAGAAAAGCTGCCCTTTGTTTGAAAATATTTACTTACATTTTGCCCGATCTTATGATAGACTATAGATATGTCGCACGGCATGGACGCTTGCCGATGTGGTGCCGCCAGCGATCCCGGCGACCACGGATTGAAACAATAGTCTTTTTAGTAAGAGCAAAGCATTTAATTTATGTTTTTGCGTCGCGTGCAGTGGATGCTCTGCGCGTGGTATCTGGAGCAATTCCCCAGATACAAGGATTGAAATAATTATATTCTCAGTGATGAAAATGAGTGGGGAAGATGTTTAATCTTCCCTACTCATTTTTCCTCTGTCTTTAATATTTTTCTTTGCATTCGGATATGTTTCCGCATACCATTTCAGAAAGTTGCCAAACATTTTTTCTTCTGCTTCCTCTCTTACTTTTATCGCTTCTTCTTTTTCCCGGAAACTCCCTAAATTAACATCCTATGTTACTGTTTATCATATTTAATTTTAGTACAGTTCTACAACTTTTACAACCGTATTTATTAAGTTTTCCTCGTCTTTGTCTACAATTTCAAACCCAGCTATAACAGGTGCGCCATATTCGTTGTTCCCTACGCACACGCAGCCGGAATCGAGAAGTTCTTCTTCGTCTCCGTCATCAACCTGCCACAAGTCGGCGAATCTGATTTCTTCTCCAACCTCTAAAGTTTTTCCGTTAAACATTTTACATTCTTTTTTCATTTTTCTTTCCTCTCTTTCTTATTGCTTCTGGATTAACTCGTAAACCAATGCATCTATACGTTTTTCCATTTCGTCAAACTCGCAAGTCTCATTTTCCTTAAAATCCGGCATTAAAGTATAATTTCCGAATTCTTTCGCTGTGTCGTTCCATTCTCCACCGGTTGCAAAAGACAAATTTCCGTTTTCGAGAATCGCCAATTTATCAACATTCATCTGTGATTCAACCAATTTTCTAACATATACGGAAATCGGCTCACCGCTTGGCAACTTATAATTATCTCCTGTAAATTGCCATTGGCTTCTAATTTTTATAATCTTTTTGAAATCATTTCTTTTCATGATATTTTCCTCTCTTTCTTGACTTTTGAGTTATTATATGCTATCCTTAATCACGTAAGTTATGGAAGATTAGGTTTAGTACCTATTCAAATTTACGTGACTGTTGCCGGTGGATAATCCACCGGCATTTTTAATATTTGTATTTGCCGGTTTTATCAAAATCTGATTCCCCGATTTCAACGATGCCGTTTTCGGTTTCTCTCATAAATTTTTGATAATATGCTTCCCCATTCCGGGAGCATATTAATTCGTATAACTCCTTATCGGATAACTCTTTTCCATCCAGAAAATCATCCACTTTCCCATAATCAAGATCGCCGCTCTCATCTTTGAAATCGGCATCATCAAATGATTTCCCGTATTTTTCCAAGATTGCCGCATCATAAAGCGGAAAATCTGGATCGCTAATTATTCCCCTTTCGTCCAGTTCATCAAAAAGCTCTTTGAAGCTTTCCGACTCCTGTTCGTATTTTACGAGTCCATTCACGCTTGTTGCTTTCCATTTAATCATGTTCTCTTCTCCTTTCGGTGCTGTGCTGTTTTCTTGATCTGACTATACTATAGCATATATATATCACTTTTGCAAGTGATATTTTATTTTTTTTGCAATTTCTTTTTTAGCTCCAAATCTTCCGGACTCTCTACATATATAAAGATGTCTTTGGGTTGCATGTCCAAAAGTAAGCAAAGATTATTTATGCTTTTTGCATTTATATTTGTGTCCTCGCGTTTTATTTTTTTGAGCGTTTCTTGGCTCAACAATCCGCTTGTTTTAGCCGCGTAGGAGTTAAAGCCGATGCGCTCCAGTGCGTCCCCTACATCAAATCTGTATTTTAGCATTGTGCATCTTCCTTTCTATATAGTTTTTCTTAAATCAATCATACTTTTCCTGATAGGAAAAGTCAAGAGAAATATTTCTAAAAAAAGTGATATTTGCTATTGACTGTCACTAAAATTAGTGATATTATACAAGCATCAAAGGAAACGGAGGTAGTGGAAATGAAAGAAATCATTGAGAAATTAGAAAAAGCTAGTTATCACGTATGCAACCAGTTCGACGGTTTTTTCGGAACCGTTGAAAATGAATATGAGTTATACAATCAGGATCACAATTTAGTAGCTGATCATTTAACAGAAAGTGATCTTGAAAAATATGTTGAGGAGGTAGACGCATGAGCAGAGAAGAAAGAACATTCTTAGAAAGTATTGTATTTACTTACTTGGTCGGGGAAATGGAAATGAACCCAATACCGGCACGAAAGAAAGTTGAAAATATGACGGATGAGGAAATTGAAAAATTTCTTGATTAGCCGAAACGCTCCGATCTGGAGCGTCAACCGCGGGATGGTCTCCCGGATCTGATGATGGCAGACCAGAAAGGGAAAACATGGACGACAAAATACAAATACTGTTTGAGTTAAAACTTGCAGGGCTTGACATTTCCGCGAACCTTGAAAAGATGTATCAAAAGTACGGAAAAGAAGAATTTCAGAGAGCCGCACAGACTAGCGGCTACGGGTTCATTTTTGAATAATGAAAGGATGGTTGATTATATGACAAAAGCGGAACTGATGAAAGAATTTGACGAACTGGAAAAAGAAAAAGGCGTACGCATTGAGGGCATTTACTGGAATAGCAAGAAAAGCACCATTGAAAACGCTATAGAATGCCTAAAATGCCCGGATGAACTGTTAGACAAATATTTGACCGTTGTAAGTCTGAAATATGAGAATACCGGACGCGTGATTGCCGAAAATGGAGATTTTAAACGCCATAGCTACAACAGATTGTATGTATTTAATACGGCGCGCATGATTTTAGCAAATTAAGCAAGGTCGGCTTTTCCGGGGTTCGATTCCCCGGCTTGCTTTTACCGGAATAACCGGGAAAATTAGAATATGGAGGAAATGGAAATGGGAAAAACAAATATTGATATGTGGTACGGAGACAGACCGGAACAGGTGACAGGATTAGACATATATTTTAATGATTTAGGCGGGTTTTATTCCGGAAATCTTCGCATTTTCGGGAAAATTGTTGGTGATTATTATGCCGACAGCGTGCAAGACATAGAAAAAGCTTTTCCGCACCTTGCGAAAGATATTGAAAACTGTTTGAATTAACCGCCGCAGAGGATGCACGCCGGATCACTACCGGCGGCGGTTTTACTCAATTTTGAGTGCATAAAAACAAAAACGGAGGAAAACAACCATGAAAAAGAAAATATTAGCTATCGCATTAGCAACAATGACACTTGTAAACATTGCACCAGCTACAGCAACCGCAAAAACAGCACATACCTACAAAGTGCGCGGAACCGTCCGCAATTTTAGTTATACCTATACCTACGAGGACGGCGAAAGGCTGACTGGGAAAGGATTTGACATTTATACCGCAGATGGGAACATCTGGGAAATGTCCGACACGGACACAGACGCACACTTTAAAGACGGTCAGAAAGTTATTGTTAAGATCAGCGACAACGGAACGCCAAAGGATAAAACCGACGATCGTATTATATCGGTTAAAAAAGCAAAATAAAGCACTTAGGGCGGTACTCTTCCGCCCCTTTCCGCTTGCCTGGTGGCGTTGTGAGCCGGTTCGATTCCGGCGGCGTGGATTCCGTGAGAACTGGTTCTCACGCGCACATTGACAAATAAGCACAATTTAAGGAGATATAAAAGCCTATGATCTATGATATTAAAGCGAGCCTTAACGGGCAGACTGTGCGCCGGGTAGCGTATGGAGATTTGCAAGTGTGGCTGATCGTAAATCAATTATCGCGCGACGGCTGCAAAGATATTTGCATGAGTGAGCGCGGAACGCCTGGAGGTGGGAAAGATGGGAAAATATGAATATATCGGAAAAAAGGAAATCATGCGCCGGGTGGCCGACCTTGGTTATCTGGAAATATCCGGCAAAATGTGCGGCTACTCAAAGTTTGAGGGCGTGGAATGGGTGGAGTCTGCAAAAATCAAAATAACCGCCCAACGTGGCGGCGATTGGTTGCAGATCACACAAAAGTTGGAAAGCATAACACATACTTACAGCCGGTACGATGGGAAAAGCTATCTTGACAAGTGGTAAAATGCGGTTTATGCTAGATTGTAACTATAGCCGGGCAAGCGTCTTTTGGCGTTTGCCTGTGATCGGCAATACCATCAAATATCATCAATGAATTATCTATATATGGCATAACATATAGTGTATTTGTGTTATTTGCGGAATGTCGCAGATAATTGCACGTTTGTTACACGTTTTTGAGAATCCGTGAAAATGGAATCTTGACCCCAAAAACGCTACCCCAGGGGGGTACAAAAAAATTACGAAATATTTTTTGGGGCGCGGAAAAAAATTTTCTTTCATCAAAAACCCGCCAGCTAGGCGGGTTTTCTTATTTCTTCTCTTTCATTACAATTTCTAAATCAAGCCCCAATGCATCCGCAATCTGCCGCATTTCCTTTTCTGAAAAGTTGTCACGTTTCATTTTTTGCGAAAGATTTTGTGAGCTGGTGTCAATAAGTCTTGCTAGATCGGTCACTCTTAATTCCTTTTCAATAAGCGTATGTTTTACGATTTTTGCAAACAATGTACCGCCTCCTCTCTCTTGACGTGTTTCAATAATATCATAAATAAATTTATTATTCAATTATTTAATTACAAACAATACTTGACAATCACAAAATAAACCGTATAATGTAATTAAAGAGTTACAACAGTAATTGATAAGTTACAGAAAGGGGCACAAATATGGCACAAATAGAACAAACCATCACTACTTTAGAGATTGCAGAAATGATGGAAATGCGTCACGACAGAGTTTTAAGAAAATTGGAAGGACAGGATGTAAGGGGAAAACATACTGCAGGAATCATTGAAATTTTGACTCACCACAATTTAGGTGCGAGTGATTATTTCATTCCGTCTACCTATAAAGATGAATCCGGAAAAGAAAACAAGTGCTACAAAGTAACCAAGTTAGGATGTGATTTTCTTGCGAACAAATTCAACGGAGAAAAAGGCATCGTATTTACTGCCCGATACGTGAAACGCTTTAACGATATGGAGAAAGCCATAAAGAAACCACAGGCGGCATTGCCGAAAAATGATGACCTATTTGCAGATTGTTACATTTCAAAACAGCAATTGGACGCATCACGCGGAGCGTGGTTCAGAAAAAATAATTGGAAATTAAAAATTATCATGGAACAGTTTGGGTGGACGAGAAAATTTTTATATCACAAGATTCTCGTGGAGCTATCTGACATTTACGACTTAGAACTTGAAGAAAAGTTCTATGTGCAGAGGTTTGGATATAGACCAGAGTACAAATTGGACTTGTTGGATGGCAGTAAAAGTCTTGCCAGACTTGCGACAGGATATATCAACTATTTATTAACAGAAGAAGGAGACTACTAAAATGGAAGAATTATTAAAAATTGCTTATGAAAACTTTTTAGACACAAACGATGTAAACAATTCAAAGAGTGTGAGAATTATCAATTCTGCTTGCTACAAGATGTATGATTCGGTTGACAGTCTTAAGGATGTGTTGAGCGAAAAACTGTATAACGACATTAGTGATAAGATAAGGGATGGTGTTTGCGACATTCAAGAAGCGGCTTTTATTGCAGGATTCGCGTGTTGCGCAAAGTTCCTTACAAATGGCAAAACAGACTTGTTACCAAACGAATAGAATTGAAAGGAGAATATTAAAATGGATGAATTTATCAAAATTGTATGTTCAAGTCAGCTTGACAATGAAACCGGAAATGCTTTTGTTGAATACTTTTCTCCCTTAACAGAGAAACTAAAAGGGTTATTAAGTGAAAATTTATATTCAGAGTTTGAGGAACTGCTTTTTAGTTGCTGTGCAAAGAATAATGATTTTTATATGACGGAAGGCGCGAAACTCGCTATAGAAATAATGAAAGGTTCTTACATTCCGAAAGTCTGACACAATTCCGGCGGCGATTCAAACCGCCGGATTTATTTTTGCCCTAGCGAAACGATGTTTTCTTTCGTGAAAATCAAAGACCGCGCCGCATAGTCACTTTTACTCAGCTCTTCTATCAGCTTTTCCCTAGTCATTTCCGGATTCGTCCGGTGCACGTACTGTAAGAGTTCCGAAATTTTATCCATTATGCAACCTCCATAAGTTCAATCAATAGTCTGTCTGCAATTTCAAATACTTCTCTTCCGTATGTAGCCAAGAAGTCTGCTACAATTTCCTCTGTATCAATATCCATGTATACATTATACGAAAGACAGAACGCATGACATAATTCGTGACATAACACGCGATCAAGGAATTTTCCGCGTAGATCATCCGCAAGATATATCGTTTGCGTATCCCTGTCGGTCATGCCTACTGTCCTACTACCATCACTTCTCTGTAGCATATCGCTGCAACGCGATACTTTGACTAAATTCCACATTTCATTGTTTATCGTGAACAAATTTACCACCTCGCAAACAAAGAGGGCAAAACGCCCTCTCTATTACATTTTCGTGACAAGCGTAGTCAGCTTTGTCTTGGTCAACTGCTTTTCTTCCGGAGACATACCGGAAAACAGTTCGGTCACATCTTCCGAAAGAGATTTCATGTACTTTTCAAGTTCTTTCATCTTTGCGTCCTTATCTTCCGGTGAATTTCCGTTATGCATTTCCTTTGTCTCCATGTAGCTTCTCCGACTCATACCGGCTCTGCCCTCTCTTGCATCGTGAGTACCGGTACTCATGCCATTATTTCCGCTCATAGGCTCTGAATAATACATCTTCCCCATACTCATTCTGTCAAGGTCTCTCATTCGGTCGTATTCCGGCATGCTCTCCCACTCTCGGTAATCTTCCGGCATCTGATGGTAATATGGAGGTTCTACATATCCTCTGCGTGTTCCACGCCCTTTTGGTGCGAATCTTCCGTTTGAGTACCGGTACTCATTGTAGTATCTTCTTTCCGGATAGTCCCCAAATTCTTCCACCATGCGCATAATTTCTTCATCTTCAGACTTTTTCATGGCTTCAACAATGTTGTAGTCTTTGTCAAAGCATACGATGTTCTTTGCAATCTCCGTCCAGTCCTTAAGATCATCAAGGTTTTGACCCTCAAAATTCTCGATTCCGATGCCATCAACGTGGGCTTTCACGCAATCCATAATCTGTTTCGCAAATTTATGCATAATATCAAGCCTCCCTTACTGCAATCAAATTACTGTTCTGAACCTCGACGGCCTGCGTGGACGTATTCTGTACCGCTACGGTACTGCAACAACCGCAAGGCACATCAACGTATGCCTGCGCTGATACATTGAATAGATTCTCAACTGCGGCTGGAGTTACGATCATCTTTGTTGACTTCAAAGGCTCCCCGTCAACAGCGATTGCAAGCGAAATCTCTCCAACTGTGCCGCCTGTCGGAATCTGAATGTTTCCGGAATACGATACCAAAAATCTAGCCTTGCACTGATTGGTGATACCTCTTAACTTGATAATTCCACTTCCCTGTCTGTGTACGATACATTTTGTTCCATTTACTGCTGTTTCTGTGAATGCAACATCTTCTCCAGCAGCAACGGTTTGTAATGCAATTCCTGTTACTTCCATTATTTTTACCTCTCTTCCATAAAATAAGGGCAAACATTATAGTCTGCCCTTTGGTTATAAGTAATACTGCATAGCAGACATGATTGAGTTAAACTCAATTAAGATACTCAATTATTTAGTTTTAGCAGCCGCATCCGTTGTTGCATCCACATCCATATGCATAAGCATTTGGATTAGGTACGACATATGCCGGGATAGCAGACGGATTTACTGCATTGATAATCTGCTGTGTCTGAGCTGCCATCTGAGTTGTAAGTAGTGCGCTCTGACGATCCTGTGAAGCCGCTCTGCGAAGGTCACTATTTTCTGCCTGTAAGCTAGAGATTTTCTCATTGCAGAGATAATCAAGAATAGCGCGTGTTCCTGCGTTCTGACTGTCGATAATGTCTCTCGTGTTGCTGTTCATGGTGTTCTGCAACGCGCAAGTGTTAGTTGCCATGTTGTAGTTTACGCCTTGGATAGCTTCTCTTGTTTCACAGCAGCAGTTAGCAAGCTGTGACTGTAAAGCGTTTGTATTCTGCATATTAGCGACTGTATCAGCATTGATAGCCTGCTGAATGCCGAATCCGGTCTGCAAAATGTTTGTGTTGATGCCGTTCATGCCTGTTTGCACTGCATAGAATCCGTCACAAAGTCCGTTTGTAATTCCGTCAAGTTTTGACACAACTGCTTGGTTGTCGAATCCACGCTGGATTTCGCTTCCGACACCACCATTCATTCCGTTTCCTCCGAATCCGTTACCGAATCCACCCCATCCAAAGATGGCAAAGATAACGATAATGAACCATAACCATGAGCCTTCTGCGCCCCATCCGTTGTTATTTCCGTTTCCGTCAATGTTTGCGACAAGCGGAACAGATGCACAATTACCTGTGTTAAACATAGAATTTACCTCCATAATTCATTTTTATATACATAATCTTGCAAGAATTAGTATCACATTCCTAATTGACTTTTAAACGACTCAAAAGCCTTGTCTGCGTCAATTCCCTTTTCTTTGCACAAATTCCTAGCCATCTGCTCGATGCCCTTGGAATCTCCCTTTTGTGCCATCTGCATAGCGTTTCTAGCCATAGGGTTGCTCATTACGCTGTTATTCCCCATCATTTGTTGTAAAAACTGCTGTGGGTTTCTCATTCCCTGTAACATCTGCATAGGATTCATTAAGACTCACTCTCCTTTTGTGTTCGTGAAGATTTTCTTTGCGTTTGCGAAGATAACTTATCTTCCAACTCTTCCATCTTTCCAAACAAACAATCTAATTTGTCAGTAATAGCCTTTGTCGCATCATCAGATAGCCCTATTTCGATTCTTTTATCATCACTCGAAGAATCTGCCATCTGCTCATTAAAAGGTTTGTAAACGGTCTTTCTGATTGTTCCATTGGCATCCCATTGTTTCGCAACGATTGCGCTCATGTCCTGCATTGGGAAAAACGCAACGCTTCCATCCATAGGTACATCATTCGCCATGATTGCTGATTCCGACTGCACTACCTTTCCTTGGATACCAAGAAACTGCGGTTGCATCTGCGGGATCTGTGGCTCTGGCTGTTGAAACCTCTGCATTGGATTGTACTGATATGCGGCATAGCTTGGGTTTGGGTTAAATGTCATATTCTGATTTTGCATCTGATACATTCTCTTCCTCCAATACTTCCTTGATTGCGTGAATCATAGCTGACTGATACACGAGCGGAACTTTTGACACATCTTCTCTTATTAAGATTTTTTCAAGAATTTCATCTGTAAATAACAT